CACAGGCAATGCCAATGTGGGAAATATTGGTGCTACAAATGCTAATGTAACAGCAATTACTGTCACAGGCAACGCCAATGTGGGTAATATCGGTGCCGGCAATGCAGTGATCACAGGCAATGCCAATGTGGGAAATATTGGTGCTACAGCCGCGGTGATCACAGCCAATGCTACATTTGGTAATATTAACAGTGTCAGTGGTATTTTAAGTGTCAGTGGCAATGCCAACGTGGGTAATTTAGGCGCAGGCAATGCTGTGATATCAGCCAGCACAGTCAGTACTAATACCACCAGCGGAGCATTAAAGGTTGCAGGTGGGGTGGGTATTACTGGAAATCTCAATGCTGGTACCAGTACCGCCAGTCACATCATAACTGGTAATGTCACCATCACTGGTAACATCACAGTGTCGGGTGATCAGACCATTATAGGAACAACCAACACATTTTTTACCGACAATGTTATTGAACTTCACGATCTGGCCAATGGCACTGGTGCATGGGTCACTGATGACGGGCGCGATATTGGTATTCGTGTACACTACTACAAAGGTAGTGACCAACAAGCGTTCTTTGGCTGGGAAAATGCCAGCCAAAGCTTGGCTTACTACTATCAGGCCACTGAAACCAGTGGTGTCATTAGTGGAAGCTATGGCACATTCAAGGGCAATATATTCAACAGTACAGCCACTGCTGGCACGGCACCCTTTATAGTCAACAGCACCACTCAGGTGGCCAATCTCAACGCAGCATTTTCAGGCACAGTTACCAGTAACTCACAGCCCAATATTACATCAGTTGGTACATTGGGCTCACTGAATGTTACTGGCAATGCCAATGTGGGTAATATCGGTGCAACCAGTATTGTGGGTACATTAACCACAGCAAGTCAAACCAATATTACATCAGTTGGTACACTGGGCTCACTTAGTGTTACTGGCAATGCTGCTGTGGGTAATATCAGTGCAACCAGTATTGTGGGTACATTAACCACAGCAAGTCAAACCAATATTACATCAGTTGGTACACTGGGCGCACTCAGTGTTACTGGCAACATCACTGGTGGAAACTTGATTGGAACACACGCTAGTGGCACCAGCAACATCACCATCACGTCCAGTGGAAATGTCAGTATTACATCAGCTGGTAACGCCAATGTGCTGGTAGTCACTGGTACTGGTGCTAATATTGCTGGTACATTAACTGCCACAGGCAATGCCAATGTGGGAAATATTGGTGCAACCAGTATTGTGGGTACATTAACCACAGCAAGTCAAACCAATATTACATCAGTTGGTACATTGGGCTCACTCAGTGTCACTGGCAATGCTGCTGTGGGTAATATTAGTACTATCTCGGGTGTTTTTAGTGGAAATGTGGGCATCGGGACGGCAATCCCTACTAATTTATTGACAGTCGTTGGAAGTGGTCCCGCGATTAGGGTCACTGGAGCAAATGACACTAGTGCTGCATACACCCAATTCAACACTTCTAACCTTGGCGGACTTGGATATGTTGGAGTCGAGGGAAGCACGCCTGGTGCCACACTGACGGGTACGTTAGCGTATGCCACCTTCTTATCTGCTGGTTCCAATGGTTCCGCTTTGCAATTAGGAACTCCGGGCGGAATTAGAGCGACAATTCTAGCCAGCGGCAACGTTGGCATCGGAAATACGTCGCCGGTCAATACACTGAGTGTTACTGGTAGCATGTATGTAAGTGGCAACGCCAATGTGGGAAATATTGGTGCAACCAGTATTGTGGGTACATTAACCACAGCAAGTCAACCCAATATTACATCAGTTGGTACACTGGGCTCACTGAATGTTACTGGCAATGCCAATGTGGGAAATATCGGTGCAACCAGTATTGTGGGTACATTAACCACAGCAAGTCAACCCAATATTACATCAGTTGGTACACTGGGCTCACTCAGTGTCACTGGCAATGCCAATGTGGGTAATATCGGTGCAACCAGTATTGTGGGTACATTAACCACAGCAAGTCAAACCAATATTACATCGGTTGGTACACTGGGCTCACTCAGTGTCACTGGCAACGCCAATGTGGGAAATATTGGTGCCGCTGCCGCAGTATTTACCAGCACAGCCAGGGTGGGTAATACGCTCACAGTAAACACCGCCAACATAGCCACAGCTATTGCCAATGGAGGCACAGCTGGCACTGGCAACATCGGAGCAGTAGGCCAAGGGTTTGATACACTGTATGCACGCCAAGCATCCGCTAACTACGCCGATTTGGCTGAGATTTATTCCAGCGATGATGTGTATGAATACGGCACCGTGGTGGTATTTGGTGGTGATCAGGAAATCACCATCAGCACTGTGAGCCATGACAGCCGAGTGGCCGGCGTAATCAGCCAACAGCCAGCGTTCCTGATGAATGACACAGCCAGTGGACTGCCAGTGGCACTGACTGGCCGCGTGCCCTGCCGTGTGCTGGGACCAGTTACCAAAGGCGCGCTGCTGACCAGCAGCAATATTGCTGGTGTGGCCATGGTGATGACTGCTGATCAGTATGTACCAGGCTGTGTGCTTGGCAAGAGCTTGGAAAACAATCACAACGGCGGTACACTGATTATCGAAGCTGTGATCGGCCGTATGTAAATAATACTCAGCAGTGTGTCTCCAGGCTAACTAGTAGTGGGCTGCAACGCCCACTACACAAGGAGACACACCAAATGAGTAAGACCCCCTACGAAATCAGACTAGAATTGCTGAAGTTGGCCACAGAAATTCTTACCAACCCAGTATACCAGAAAAGAGACCAGTTGCGTGATCAGTATAATGTATCACTGGCACTGGATAAAGAAAATCCCCCGGATTACCCAGAGCTGCCGGAATTTCCCACAACAGAAGCCATAATTACTGAAGCTAATAAACTCAATAGCTTTGTCAGTAACGGGTAATTATGCTATACTAGTGTTGTGCATAGCATAATCATCCAAACTTTGTTGGATAACCTGCCAGCTCACCGACCCAGTGTCAGTGGCTGGCAGAGCTTCAATGCCCCTTGCTGTGATCATCGTGGTCACAATCATGATCGTCGCAAGCGCGGCGGAGTTAAGCTGACTCCCACTGGAGTGGTATACAATTGTTTCAATTGCCACTACACCACGGGTTACACTGTGGGCAGTGGCTTTGGAATTAAGTTTAGACGGCTGCTGATCTGGTTGGGAGTATCAGCAACTGAAGTCAATGCACTGAAGATCCATGCGCTTAGAGAGCGTGAATTGTATGCAGAACCTGACACTGAGCCAGCGCCCATACTGGAAATTGTTCCTCGTGACTTACCAGATCACAGTGTGTTGCTGGATCAACATCAGCATCCAGAATACTGGAAATATTTGCAGAATCGTGGGCTAGACCCAGCTGGTTACAGTTACTTTGTCAGCACTGAATTAGCTCGCAGAGTGATTGTGCCATTTACTTTTCAGGATAACCTGGTGGGATACACTGCTCGTGGTATTGGCGCACAACGACCCAAGTATCTACAGAGTCTGGCCATGCCCTATATATTCGGAGCTGATCTGCAACATCGTGACTGGACCTGGTGCCCAGTGATGGAGGGAGTATTTGATGCACTCAGTGTGGGTGGGTGTGCTACCCTGGGTAATGAAGTCAGTGAAGCACAGGCCGAACAACTGGATGCACTGGATCGCACTGTGGTGATAGTTCCAGACCAGGATCGTGCTGGCGATGAATTAGTGCAAGCAGCTATTGATTACGGCTGGAGTGTCAGCTGGTGTGATTGGCCAGCTGGAATCAAAGATGTTAATGATGCAGTGGTGCATTACGGCGCGCTGTTTGTTACTCGGCATATCTGGGCCAGCCGGGTCACAGGTACCACACAGATTAAACTACGGCGTAAACTGAGGAAACACTAACTAATGAGCATGGAATACACTGCTGACGTTCAGAAATTATTCCTGGAATTTATTCTACAGGATCCTGAGTTGTACACCAGAGTCAGCAACATCTACAATGCTGAAAACTTTGATCGCAGTCTGAAAAAAGCCGCCAAGTTTATCAGTGAACATGCCGCTCAACACGGTACCCTGCCAGATCGTACACAGTTACAAGCTGTCAGCGGCACGGATCTCAAGTCCATTGACAGCATCAACTCTGGACATTGTGACTGGTTTCTACAAGAGTTCGAACAGTTTACTCGCAGACAGGAACTGGAACGAGCTATTCTACAAGCCGCAGATCTGCTGGAAAAAGGTGACTATGATCCAGTGGAAAAGCTGATCAAGGATGCGGTGCAGATCAGCTTGACCAAGGACATGGGTACTGACTACTTTGCTGATCCCAGAGCTCGACTGCTGCGACTCAAGAACAATAACGGACAGATCAGCACTGGCTGGTTGAATCTGGATCGCAAACTGTATGGCGGATTTAATCGCGGTGAATTGCAGATTTTTTGCGGAGGTTCAGGCAGTGGGAAAAGTCTGTTCATGCAAAATCTGGGTTGTAACTGGTCTGCAATGCGGTTGCATGGTGTATATATTACGCTGGAACTCAGTGAAGATCTGTGTGCTATGCGTGTGGACAGTATGCTCACTGGCCGACCCACTAAAGAAATATATCACAATCTGGATGATGTGGAACTACAGGTGCGTGTGCTGGGTAAGAAAAGTGGCAGCTTCTTTATCAAATATCTACCAGCACAGAGCACAGTGAATGATATTCGCAGCTATGTGAAAGAATTACAGATTCGCTCAGGTGTACAGATTGATTTCCTGTGCGTGGATTATCTGGATTTGCTGATGCCAGTGAGTGCCAAGGTCAGTCCCAATGACTTGTTTGTCAAGGACAAATATGTCAGTGAAGAATTGAGAAATCTGGCCAAAGAACTCAATGTACTTTTCGTTACTGCTTCACAATTAAACAGGTCAGCAGTGGAAGAGGTCGAGTTTGACCACAGCCATATCAGTGGTGGTATCAGTAAGATAAATACAGCAGATAATGTATTTGGTATTTTCACCAGCAGGGCCATGCGTGAACGCGGAAAGTATCAGTTGCAATTGATGAAGACTCGCAGCAGCAGCGGAGTGGGGCAGAAAGTGGATCTGGACTTTGATGTCAACAGTTTGAGAATTACTGACAGCGATGAACAGACCCCAGACGCACCTTATTCACCAGCTACCACAGGCATATTGAATCAGCTGAAGACCACCAGTACAGTGGTCTCCCGGGACTCAGTGGGTAATAACCTAAACTCAGTCAGGGCAGATGTACAGGGCAGCAAGATAAAAAGCATGTTGGCAGGGTTGAAAAGGAAAGCAGATGAGTAGCATTGACGATCTGAAAACATTTATAATCACCCATGCATTAGACCCTGCTGGCGAGTGGGTACATCGTACCCATACTCAGTCGTGGTGGACTGAGCACGCTGCTGTGGATAAATTAGATCAGATATTCTTACTCACTGCATTTATTACTGGTAAAGCCATACGGCGCAGATGTTGGCATATACAGCATGAATGCTGGCAGGTCCCAGTGTGTGCTGAGTGCAGACTCAACTCAGTAAAGTGGCATTTATCCACTGGATCATACAGTGAATGCTGTAGCTCAGTGTGCGCCGCAAATCATTCATCACACAAACGACAGCAGACCTGCCAGGCACGCTATGGCGCAGATAACCCCAGCAAAGTGCAGCAGTTTGTTGACAAAATTGCTCATACCACACAACAACGTTATGGTGTGTCAAATTATTCCTTGACTGCAGAGTTTCAGCAAGGCCAACGAGACAAATGGGCTAACTATTCTCAGCAACAACTTCAGGAAATCAGAGAAAAGACTCAGGACACCTGTGTATTGAAATACGGTGCAAATTCTCCGTTGGAATCTAGTGAGATTCGTCAGAAGATTCACCAGACTATGCTGGATCGTCATGGAGTTAAATCACCATTGCAAAATCCAGATATTCTTCGCAAACAACAGGATACTATGCTGGCGAAATTTGGCCGAGTGAGTTTCCAGCAGCAACACCTCTCCCCAGAATTTATTACCAATCTGGCTGATCCTGCTTGGTTAGCTGAACAACTGCAATCACAAAGTCTCAGAGAAATAGCTGATCATAACAATTTTTCATATTCCAACATTTGCAAAGTTGCGAAAAATCACGGGTTAACCGTTCCACAGGAGAGTGATTGGGAAAGGTCAGTGGTTAACTGGATCAGAAGTTTGGGTATCGAGGTGGAAACCCACAAAAAAATCTCTGGGAAAAAAGAAGTTGACATATATTTGCCTCAGCATCAGATAGCGATTGAGTGTGATGGAATATACTGGCACAGTGAGCATCGAGGCAGAAAAAACTCAGCCTATCATCTCAACAAAACTGTGGCCTGTGCTGATCAAGATATCAAACTGATACACTTGTTTGATAGTGAGTGGTACAGCAAAAATCACATCGTGAAAAGTCGAATATCCACTATGGTGGGACAAGCATTGCACAGAGTTGCCGCAAGGAAAACTCGGGTAACTAGGTTAACTAGCCAGCAGTCCAGAGAATTTTTCGAAGCAAATCATATTCAAGGCAATGTGAATAGTAGCTATTGCTGGGGATTGGTTGACCATACTGATAATGTGGTTGCAGCCATGTCCTGGGGCAAAGCCAGATATAATTCCAATTATCAATGGGAAATGTTGCGATTATGTAATTCACAGAATACCGTGGTGGTGGGTGGAGCCAGCCGCATGTTTGTGAGTTTCGTCAAAGAGATGAATCCAGTGTCAATAATCAGCTATGCAGATCGTCGCTGGAACAGTGGCAAAGTTTATGCCAAGCTGGGGTTTACCTTTGTGAAAAATACTCCGCCGGGCTACTTCTACACTCAGGATTATCAAACTTTGGAAAATCGTGTAAAATATCAGAAACACAAATTAGTCACAGTGTTGGAACACTTTTCCGCAGATCGTACTGAATGGCAGAATATGCTGGCCGCTGGCTGGGATCGAATTTGGGATGTGGGACAAGCTGTTTGGGCTTGGAAAAGTATGCCAGTCCTAACCAAAACAGAATAATCATCGAGCGGCTGTGCTATAATAGCAGTATGGATACCGCTGAGCCAGAAACTGGACATCTGATGTTGATCATGTGGGATATGTATGGTGTAGAAGCAGTAATTGATGTCACAGCCCAACTGCAAAATCAGTTGTTTGACATGATTCGCGAAAGTGATCATTTTAATCAGTGGCTCAATCATACCATCAACTACCTGACACTCAGAGCTCGCGCCAACAGCCAGCGTAACTATGAAGTATTCAGCATCTGGGTTGATGAGAGTATTGATGCTGATACACTGCGGGCTGAGTTCACCTCCAGTCCACAGCTCATGGCTGATCTAGTGAGGAGTCGCGGTAATCGTATATTTGGATCAGCCAATCCATCCCACCGTCAGGTCATCTCCTAGACCAGTTTCTGATATTTCGGCAGCGCGGCCATAAATATCAGAAAGGTGAACACTTGAAATCTGTTACCAGAACCATACTTGACGAGCTAACCAACGGGTTACCTGAGCATAACCGCAATCTGTTGGTGGAAAGTCGCGGTAATCATATCATCACAGGTGCTATAAATCTGCTGGCCAGCATCAAAGAAAACTATGGTGATGCTGTGGCTGATGAAATGGAACGCAGATTGATCAACAGCATTCGTGGTCGTGACACTCAGAAATTTGCTCGTGCTGCTAGGAGATTATCATGAGAAGTAGTGAATTTATAAATGAAGGATTTGTGGATGCGGTCAAAGGTGTAGTTAGGGCAGCCAAAGCCCCAGTGGGAATCGGAAGTAGACTAACGCAATGGGCTGGATCTAAATTACCCGGTGGCGCTGGGGCCAACGCCACCGGCCAGCGTGAAACATCTCAGTCAGTGAATAATGCTAAAAAAGCCGTGATGCAATTCGCTGGTAGAATAGGCAAGAAAATCACTGAACTTACTCCTGATGATGTTCGTAACAGCCAGTTGGTGGGTACCAATAGTGACAAGACCTGGGACGAAGCAGTGAAAGCATTGAAGTTAGATCCCGCAATGCCTTTTGGATCACCACTAACAACAGCACCACCACCAGCACCACCAGCACCACCAGCACCACCACTTCCTCCAGGAGACACGCCGGCCGATCCAGTGGAGTTGGCTGAAGACGATGCACCAGCACCACCAGCACCACCAGCACCACCACCAAATCCTGGCAATGCAGACAAGCAGTTGAATGCCTTGTTGCTGAAGTACACTCAGTTGGTTCAGAAATATGCGGGCACTGATCACAATCAGAAAACTCCGGTTGATTTGCAGCATTTTGTAATTACTAGTACTAAAGAACAGGCTAAAGCACTAGTGGACTCCCTGACAAATAACACTGCACTGACCGATAAGGTCATGGCTGCGTATCTGCTGGAACTTAAAAAAATGCAACTGGTCAACGCGACGCAATATGAAACATATATCGCGGCGTTAAGAAAACAAGCAGGTTTACCACTGGCCCGGCCGCCGGTTGCCCCTCGCAAACCCGACCCCACCCCGCCCGCCAATCGCCAGGGCCGTCGTGGCCGTCGTGGCCGTCGTGGCCGCACCGCCGCCGCCGCCCTCGCCGAATCCCGTTGGGGCGCCGCCCGCCGCCCAGTCGAAGAAAATCTCAGAGCAAAGTACACTGAATTTCTGCGTGAATCCTGACCAAAGAAAAAACGTTCTGCGGTGCGCAGAAAGAAAAAGTAACTATGGTATTTTGACGTCAAATGCTAAATAACAGTAAGCGTTAAGCTAAAGGAGATTAATATTATGCCCGGATTTACAAGAGTAAACGGAAGCGCACAGCCAGGATCAGTATACGGACTGAGTCCTCGGTACCTCAAAATCGATACTGGTAATGTCGCAGTTGCCACTGGATATACCGCAACAAACAGCAACTTTGAAAAGGCAGTATTTGCTGTCGCTTCAGAAGCCAGCATTGTTACCCTGGGAACCCCCAGCGCCAATATTTTTGTTGTGCAGATTGACAACAGCTATGGCGCAGCCGTAGGTACAAGTGGCGGTACCAGCGCCATGGCACTGAGCATCAAGACTGGCCTCAATGCAAATGTAGTGACCATCACTGAAAGCACTGGATTTGTTGGTGGTGCGATCAACACATTTGCGTAAACAATCAGCAGTGAATTAAAAACAGGGCCCATCTTAATGATGGGTCCTTTTTTTGCAGCTAAATATCTCAGTGAAACAACAAGTGATAACCCTGAACCAACACAGTATGTTGGCTGAGTCAGAAGTGATCACAGTGTATACACTGTTTGATATCACCCACACTGGAGTATTAAAGATGTATGACTCCAGAGTAACGGAATTTGTGGATCAAGCGGGTCAGATTGTGCGTGACCGTATCCAATGGTGTCGCAGTAGAAATCAGCAGAGAAACTGGGAGATTTTGGTGCAGCTAATCAGTTTACGAACTCAACCCACCATGTTAGCCAATCCTGAACTTCTGATCAATGCTGATTTGTCCAGTCTGGGATTGGGCGCTGGCTTTGCCTCCCCTCAAACAGTATGGTGTGCCAGTTTTTCCACTGAACATGCCCAGGTATACAGTACCAGTGACGACTATCTGGGCCAACTACGCGCCGAATGTCGCTTGGTACCCATGATCACTGGATTAACTGAAACTGCACAGATGTCCGATAGTTATATTGAAACCCAGGGCGAATTTATCAATACTAGTTTTATTGTGTCTCAACCAATAACCGCTCAGCCGGCAACACCAAGGAGACAGTGATGGTAACCACGGAAATTGAAAAAAACAATCTAGAAGCTCATACTGAATTATGTGCTGAGCGATATGATAATCTCCAGATCCAGTTATCCGCGATAGACAATCGCATGGACAGTATGGAGATTGCCATTGGTGATCTCAAGCAGATATTATGGGATATCAAGGACGCTAATCACAATCAACTAGTAGGCTGGGGCATGGGGCTAATAGTCACACTGCTGGGCGCAATAGGAGTGTTGGCATTCTACATCATAACCAACGGTAAAACCGGATAAATTTGTCACCAAAAGCTAAATACCAACAACAGGACCCATACAAATGAAACTTGATGATCTACAGTCACCCATGAATTCAGTTCAGCTGGCACAACTCTTAAAGAAGCATCACGGAATTCAGTTGCCAGTTGCTCAGCTAACACCAGCCCGGGCACAGGGTATGCTGGAATCAGTGCAAACTCAACTGAATCAGTATCGCAACAGCAAATCTGCTCACCTTGCTGAGCAGGACAGCAACTACACTGCCATGATGTTGGTGGAGCAGACACTGCGTGCTCGTGTTACTGAATACACTGAACCTTTGACTAGAAAAATTTCCAGATGGGGTCAGTCCGTAGCCAGTGCCATCAGCCCCGGAACTGGTGAAGCTTGGAGAAATTACACTGATAGCGACAGCTCTGCGGCCAGCTTAGCAAAGCGGATGCTTAGCGGAGCTAACACAGGTGTGGAAGCAGCAAATTGGGCAGCAAGAAAACTCAAGAAAAGACCTAAACCCACCAAGGTCATGGAAAGCGCCATGGGCGAAGCCGAAGTGATACTGGCAGCCAAGGACCTGGCTGATCGTGTGCAGGATATGGTGGAAACACTGGGCAAGATGATCAATGAAGAGCTGCCCGCACTGACTGAAACTATCCGTGACACCATGGAAGCAACTCAGGCTGACACCTACAACACCAGCGCACTGGAAAGCCTCAATGCCACACTGGAAGCAGTGCGTGGCAGCAAAGAGTCACTGGATGTGGCAGCACGTTCACTGGCTGGCGAAGAACCCGCAGCGCCGGTTGATGCTGGCACCGATGAGTTTAGTGGTGATGTTACTGAACCAGAGCTGGGTGCAGAAGACACTGGTGAAGTTGCTGACGAACTCATGAATACTCCCGCAGTGGCCAGTGGTGGTAAAAAACAACCCCTGGGCCGTGGCAAGAGATAGGTAACCAATGCCGTCATTTAAACCTGATCCCAGAATTCAAAATCAAATTCTCACCCTACTGAGTCTGTGGGTTGACAAAGTGGAATCATCGGCTAATCTGGATGAAGATCGCAGCAGATTACTCCAGCCCACCATGCCCACTAAAACATTTCTGCAAATGTTGAATAACGTGAGTGGAAACAGACTGAGTTATGAAACACTGGCTCAGTATATACAGAATATACCGGCTATCAGTGCATTGGTGGATCCTGCCAACACCAATAAAAACACTATTGCTGTGCTGGATCCTAATGCAGAGCCCATGGCTGACATGGGAACAGATCAACCAGCAGATGAACTAGCTGCTGAGCAGCCAGCACCTGATCTAGTTGCTGAACCACCAGCTGATGACATGGGCACCGAGCCCATGCCTGCGCCACCAGCAATGCCAGCACCTGCTGAGCCAGTCATGCCTGCACCTGCTGAGCCAGTCATGCCTGCACCTGCTGAGCCAGTCATGACTGCTGGGCCAGATCGTGCGAGTATTGTGGCACAGATGGCCAAGCGAGCACGTGACCGCGCACGCCGGTAGTAGTAAAATGTGCTATACTATATGTATAGTTAATATATATACATGATTACTCCCAGATTTCCCTATCAGAAACTCAGCCGCGAAACCTTGGAAGGCAGCAGAAAGTACGCTCTGCCTGATGGTCAGCGAGTCTCCAGTGTAACCACTATTCTGGAAGCCACCAAGAGTGCAGAAAGCAAACAAGCACTGGATAATTGGAGAAAAAGAGTGGGTGCTCAGCAAGCTCAGCAAATCACCACAGAAGCAGCCAGTCGTGGAACCAGAATGCACAAGTGGCTGGAAAATTATATGTGTGATGACGCCATGGGCGAACCTGGCAGCAATCCCTATAGCCAGCAAAGCTATAAAATGGCATCAGGCATCGTTGAGAACTTTCTAACTCCCAATGTCACTGAAATCTACGGTACAGAAGTCAGCTTGTATTATCCAGGACTATATGCTGGTACCACGGACTGTGTAGCTAACTGGCAAGGTGAAGTCAGCATACTGGATTTCAAGCAAACCAACAAGCCCAAAAAAACCGAGTGGGTTCAGGATTACTTTCTGCAATTGTGTGCCTATGCACTAGCCCATAATGAGGTTTATGACACAAATATCAGTCAGGGAGTAATTCTAATGTGCAGTCAGGAGTATGAACTACAGCACTGGGTGATTGCTGGGGCAGAATTTGAGGCACATACTCAAAAATGGATCCAGCGAGTCGACGATTTTTATCGCTAAATACCTGACAACAGGAACTCATCATGGCTATAACACAAATCAGTAAGATCACGGTACGCAAAGGGCGCAAAGAAAATTTACCACAACTAGCTGCTGGTGAGCTGGGCTGGGCGGTGGACACTCAGCAATTGTATATCGGCAATGGCTCACTGAGTGATGGAGCACCAGCCGCAGGCAATACCGAAGTGCTCACTGAGCACAGTGCCACGCCATTGAACAATGGCTATTCCAGTGCCACACTCGCAGCTAGTGTGTCAGTAGCCACACCTTTTTATCAGTTTGCCTGGGCTGACCACCCAGTGGGAGTACTGAAGTTCAGTGTGCGACGTGGTAGTGACTATCAGTTGAATGAGGTTATATTTGCTTATAATGGTGGCACGGTCAACATTACCACACGGCAAGTGGGACTCACCAGCAACGTCACTGTTACCGCAGTAGTGAGCACAAATTTTATTGTGTTTAAATATGTTAACAGCGGCGCAGCAGCCACGATAAATTTCAAGAGAGAAGATTACCTCTAACCTCATGAATTGGTATCAACCACTGGACAAACGCATTCTGGAGTGGCGTCGCTGGAGATTACAATTACCTGAAGACATCCCAGCAGCCATGCTGGAAATACAGGAGTTCTGGCACACCGCTCCTATCAAGAAAGTCACCAATCTCACAGACGATCAGGCCATGTGGCCCTCGCCCTGGGCGTTGTTTGACACCCATAGTTACTGTGGTCATCTCAGAGCACTGGGCATGTTTTACACCCTGTGCATGGTGCCCAGATTTCGTCAGTTAAATCCTGAAATCTGGATCTTATACAACACTGTGGGCGAACGCATGGTTATAGCTGTGGCGGATCAGGGAAAATATGTGCTTAATTTCCATCCGCATCAGGTGGTAAATATCCAGTCAGTTACTGCTGAGCCTCAGCAGATCATCAAGTTTTACCCAGAAGATTTTAAAAAATTGGAATAACATATGAGTCAAGTTACCGTTATCAAACGCAAGGGCGCAAAAGCGCCGTTGGATCTAGAGAAGTTGCATCGTGTGGTATTTTGGGCATGTGAAGGTATCACTGGCGTGAGCCCTAGTGAAGTGGAAATCCGCAGCAGCTTGCAATTTTACGATGGCATCAAGACCACCAATATCCAGGAGACACTGATCAAAAGTGCTGCGGATTTAATCAGTGAAGATTCGCCCAACTATCAGTATGTGGCCGGCAGGTTGATCAGCTATCACCTCAGAAAAGAAGTCTATGGTGACTATAAACCCTGGCACATCAAGCGGTTGGTGGATCAGAATGTGGAACTGGGCCTGTATGATACTGAAATTTCCACAGCCTACACTGATGCCGAATGGGATAAGATCAACAGCATGATCCGCCATGATCGTGACAGTGAACTGACTTATGTGGGCATGGAGCAGATGCGTGGCAAGTACCTGGTACAGAATCGTGTCACTGGCAGCATTTATGAGACACCACAAGTATGTTATATTCTCATAGCAGCCACCTTGTTTCAGAAGTATCCAGCTGAGACTCGCCTACACTGGGTCAAAGAATACTACGAAGCCATTAGCACTCACCTGATCAGCCTGCCCACGCCAGTGATGGCTGGAGTCAGAACACCACAGCGACAGTTCAGCAGTTGCGTGTTGATCGAGACTGGTGACAGCCTGGACAGCATCAATGCCACCAGCAGTGCCATTGTGAAATACGTAAGTCAAAAAGCTGGCATTGGCATCGGTGGTGGTAGGATTCGTGCGTTGAACTCGCCTATTCGCCGTGGTGATGCGTATCATACTGGTGTGATTCCGTTCTACAAATTGTTTCAGAGTGCGGTTAAAAGTTGTAGCCAAGGGGGAGTAAGATCTGGTTGTGTGCATATTGATTCATACGTGAACAAGTTAACAGGATTTGAATTTTGTGGTGAAGAATATCATAGCGGGGAAATTATAGAAAAAGATGGCAAGGAGATAAATATTGATGAAGTATTAGCTATACTAGCCTATCTAATAGATGACGATGAACGAGAAACATACTTGCAAACTTTGCTCAAGTGAAATATCACAATTGCAAAGACATTTGACTATTAAACACCACGGCATACTGTTGGTGGAATATTTAGAAAAATTCAATTGCGGTGCAGAGTAGTCATAAAAATGGAAAGATTGTTCGTGAATTCAGTTATGACGATTTTAAATCGTATAGTTCTGCTGTGTTCACTGCTACTAAGTTGGCAATATCATTGTATGGTGATGAAATTGATAGCCCGAATAGAGAAATTTTAGGAAAAGTACATGCTAGTCAGGGTTTCGCACTAAATCATAAATATTCTAAATATGGCGGATTCGTGAACAAGGTGCATCCACTATTATTGGGATCAAAGCAGAACTTACAACTGATTTCCAAAGCAGACAACCAAAGAAAAGGTCAATATTGTTACATAACACTTGACGAATTAAGAACATACGGTACTATTCTCCATGATCAAAGCATATCAAAACAATTTAAGGACAGAGTAAGTGAAATTTTTATCGAAAAACGTTAAGATAAGTGAAGTAGACATCGGTGATTTCGTACTAGCATGTAACATCAAAACGCAAACTGACGTATATAGAAGTGTCCTAAACACCATGCGTCCTGTTGTGGAATCCCATGATCAAGTGGAAATTATTGCCGAAAACGGAGCTACGCTGGTTACGAGTACCACACATCCTACTGCGATTAATGATGGTTCTGAAATCAAGTATGTTAAGGGTGGCGACATAACAACAGACGATTATGTAGTTTCTATCCAAAACAAAAAAATAAAAGTAAGGACTGTCAACAAACCAAATGTTAACACCCAGTATGCGGATTTTAGTATAGACGAACATGAAAATTACTATGCCGGTAGAGATCCAAACAACTTATTATTAGCACATAATAGTGCTACACTGTATTACCCCATCTGGCACCTGGAAGTGGAAGACCTGCTGGTGCTGAAGAACAACAAGGGCACTGAAGATAATCGCATTCGTCACATGGATTATGGTGTGCAATTCAACAAACTGATGTATGAGCGGTTACTGGGTGGTGGCAATATCACATTGTTCAGTCCCAGTGATGTGCCAGGGCTGTATGATGCTTTCTTTGCTGATACTGACCAGTTCACTAAATTGTATGAAGCTGCTGAGGCCAATCCAGCAATTCGCAAGAAGACCATCAAAGCCGCAGATCTGTTCAGCCAGTTTGCGCAGGAACGCAAGGATACTGGCCGCATCTATCTACAGAATGTGGATCATGCCAATAGCCATAGCCCGTTTAAGTCTGACATTGCTCCTATTCGCCAAAGTAATTTGTGCGCCGAGATAGACCTCCCCACCAAACCACTGAACGAAGTCAATGATCCTGATGGTGAAATCGCACTGTGTACCCTGTCAGCCATCAACTGGGGCATGATACTGGACCCTGCTGACTTTGCCAAACCCTGTGAACTGGCAGTGCGTGGTCTGGATGCCCTGCTGACATACCAGCATTATCCAGTACCAGCGGCCAAAAACAGCACTGATTTATACCGCCCACTGGGTATTGGCATCATCAATTTCGCCTACTGGCTAGCCAAGAACGGGTATACTTATACCAACAGTACCTGTTTACCAGCCGTGGATGAATACATGGAAGCCATGAGTTATTATCTGATCAAAACCAGCATAACACTGGCCCAGGAATTTGGGCCCTGCGCTGGCTGGCAAAATCTTAAATATGCTGATGGTGTGTTGCCAGTGGATACTCGCAAATCCGATGTGGATGATCTGGTACCCTATACCGAGAGAATGCCCTGGGACCTGCTGAGGAATCAGGTGGTTAAAACTGGCATTCGCAATGCCACGCTGATGGCACTGATGCCCAGTGAAACCAGTAGTCAGGTCAGCAACAGCACCAATGGTATCGAACCAGTGCGCAGTCTGATCACTACTAAGCAGAGCAAGCATGGTGTGCTGAAGCAGGTGGTTCCAGAGTTCCGCAAGCTCAAGAACAAATACGAGTTACTGTGGAATCAACGCAGTCCCGAAGGATATTTGCGCATCTGTGCGGTGTTACAGAAATGGGTAGACCAGGGTATCAGCGTAAACACCAGTTATAACCCGCGTTTTTATGCTGAGGAAAAGATCCCCATGAGTGAGATGTTGAAGCATATCCTAATGTTTTACAAGCTGGGTGGCAAACAACTCTACTACAATCAAACAAATGATAACCAGGGCGAGATCAATATGGACAAGATAACTGATCCGGTTGACGCCTGTGACAGTTGTGTTTTATAATAGTTAAGGGTAGGTAAATGCAATCAGTTTTCAATCAACAGGTATCAGACCATCTGACCGCCAAGGCATTTCTAGATACATCTGGTAGTTTAGGTATGCAGCGTTATGACACGCTGAAATACAAGCAATTTGATAAATTAACTGACAAACAGTTGGGATTTTTTTGGCGTCCCGACGAAGTAGATATTAACAAAGACAGCAAGGACTTTAAAGACCTTACTGAACACGAGAAGCACATTTTCACCAGCAATCTCAAACGGCAGATACTGCTGGATAGTGTGCAAGGTCGCAGTCCCAGCTTGGCATTTCTACCCATCGTGACTCTGCCAGAGATCGAAGCTTGGATTCAGACCTGGAGCTTCAATGAGACCATTCATAGCCGCAGCTATACTCACATCATTCGCAATGTGTATCATGACCCAAGTAAAGTATTTGATGAGATCATGAACATTGCTGAGATTGTGGATTGCGCCAATGAAATTACCAAGAACTACGATGATCTGCTGACACAGACTCAGTGGTATAATCTACTGGGTGCTGGGGTCCACACAGTCAATGGCAAGGAAATCACTGTGTCATTGTATGAGCTCAAGCGTCTGCTGTGGCTTAGTATGATGAGCGTGAATGTGCTGGAAGGGCTGCGATTCTATGTGAGCTTTGCTTGCAGCTGGGCGTTCGCCGAGGTCAAGAAGATGGAAGGCAACGCCAAGATCATCAAACTGATCTGCCGTGATGAGAATGTGCATTTGGCTGGCACGCAGGCTCTGCTGAAACTATTGCCCAAAGACGACCCGGATTTTGAGACCATTCGCGCTGACACGCAGGCTGAATGTATTCAGTTATTCAAAGACGCAGCAGCTCAGGAAAAGGCCTGGGCTCATTATCTGTTCAAAGATGGCAGCATGATTGGCCTCAACGAGTCTCTGCTGTGTGATTATGTAGATTATATCTGTGCCAAGCGTATGGCATCAGTAGGCTTGCAGTGTGATTGGCGCGTACCCAGCAGCAATCCCCTGCCCTGGACTAATAAATGGATTGCTGGCAGTGAAGTTCAGGTGGCTCCCCAGGAAACTGAAATTAGCTCCTACACTATTGGCGCAGTAAAGCAGGATTTAGACGACAACTCATTTAAAGGATTTAGCTTATGAAAACATTAACAGTATATTCCACACCCAATTGTACACACTGCCAGCAGGCAAAGCAGTATCTAACTGAATTGTCTGTGCCTTTCAACGAAATAAATCTGCACGATGATGTTGCCAGCTTGGAGTTCATTAAACAGCAAGGACATCGCAGTGTGCCTCAGATCTATATGGGCAGCACACAGTTTGTTTCGGGATGGACTGAGTTGCAGAATATGTCACTGCCACGAATCCAGGAACGCATGAGAATCCAGGGATAAATATCAATATGCCTTATCAATCAAATGACATTGTTACACTCAAGCTGGTCAGCGGCGAAGAAATTGTAACCCGATTTCTATCAGAAACCGCTGATGAATATGCAGTATACAAACCACTGTCACTGATGCAAGGCCCTCAGGGCATGGCACTGATGCAGAGTTTAATGAGTGGTCGGCCAGATCGCGAAATCATTATTCGTAAATCCGCTGTGGCTATGCACGCGGCGTCTCGTGAAGAGATAGTCAGTGCATGGATTGAAGGCACATCAGGACTGAAAACTCCGGGCAAAAGCTCATTGTTGATGGGATAATTCAGCCCACAAGGCGAAAATATGAACTTTAAATATATAGTAAACGGTTGGATTTTCGCGGCACTGACACTGATATTGGCTCTGACCACAGTCAGTGACGCTCAAGGACTAATCCCGTACTGGGTACTTAAAGCAACGCCAACAGACAATCTGGCCAGTCAGGTTAACATGGTAGATTATCGGCAGATACAGTGCGTGAGCACTGCGATCTACTATGAGAGCCATGGCGAACCCCTGATGGGCCAGATTGCTGTGGCCAGAGTGATTCAGAATCGTGTGAGGCAACACTTCGCTGCCACAGCATGTGAAGTGGTTACTCAGCGAGCTAATGGTGTCTGCCAGTTCAGCTGGGCTTGTGGATCATATCATCAGGTTACTGCCAAAGAATGCCGCCAGTGCTGGCAGATTGCAGTGCAGGTATTTGCACAGCATCAGTATCAGGCATTTATGCCCACTGCGGCTTATTTTCATTCGGTCACGGTTAATCCAGAATGGCACGGTCTGAGGCGGTCGCTCACTATTGGTCAGCAGCAATTCTACAGCCGCAGATAACAGTGTATAAATACCCAGAGGAACAATATGCCTGCTTACAGACAGTTTAGAGCCAATTTTACTATTCCAGGTCAGGTGCTACAACAGATTGTGGTCCAGGCTACTGATGTCAACGCAGCTCGTAAGATCGTGCAGAGTATGTTTCCTCGTGCTGTGGTTGGTTTGATCGAAGAAGTACGGTGACACTGTAAGGCCAAGGTCCCATAGTGGTCGATTGGACCAGTTTTGTAAACTGGCAGCGAAAGCTCACGCGGGTTCGACTCCCGCCCTTGGCTCCATAACATCATAATGTCCTGACCATTAAGTATCATATGATGGTTGACACTGACAATCCTGTTTGCTATACTCGTTAAGTATGAAGATCGCCGCCCGCAAGTGCCCATTCACCGGAAAAATTTTCGAAACTGACCCGCAGTATACTCGGCATCTTGCTGGTGTCCGTGATCAGCAGCGCCAGCGTCGTGCATGGAAGCATATCGGTGCAGACGGTGACGCTGCTATACTGTGGGCCACACACCATGTCACCAGTGCTGATGAGTTTGATGCCTGGTTCCGTCAGAGCTGGCCCGCACTGGTTGGTCGTGGATACCGCACCAGATCCCGCGAGGATATTACTTGCAAACAGAAGCAGGATATTGTGGTGCCAAAATTGCTCAGCTCTGAGCTCAGTATTGGATCATACGGATTTCAGTCCAATAGCCACTGTTGTCCCAGCGGAGGTGTCACAAACTTCCGGGGTGATCCAGCCCTGCCCCGAGGGTACATGGGATGGGTTGGTCGTGTTAACTATAACTTTGATGACAGCACTGCTGACCACAGGGCCTGTGGCTATGGCATATTTAACAACAGTGCGATTCACACTGGCAGTGGCGGCGGGGCCGGATGCAGATACGGATTCGACTTCAAACTCTGGGCTGACGAATGGCCAGCATGGAAGCTGGTTGCAGAGCAGCGCAGGGTGTGGGATATCATCAGCACGCCATAAGGAACCCAATGAAAACAAGTATACAGTTACGGAGAGAAATCGCCGAGTTACAGAAACAACTGGCTCTGGCTGAGCAAGCCGAACAGCAGATAGATGCTGGTGATCCTGAAGCCATCGCCACCGCCCTTCACCAGATACAGTGTCGTCACAACCATATTGATCAGTGTGACTGGGAGTCGGGCAGCTGGCAGAAACCCACCTATGCTCACACTGACTACCTGAAAAAGGCTCAGCGGTTGATAGACTCTGCCGCAGACGCAGGTATTCCGCCCAGTACCGCCCTGTTTTTTCTGATAACCCTGCGCTAAGTTGTTGAAAACACTGGACAATCTTTTGGTTGACTCTGATCACACCGTTTGCTATAATAGTTGAGTAGGGGAAAACACACAATGTCAACTCAGCGTCCAGACTATCACACTCAGATCTCACGGGAGGCTCGCAAGGCTTATCGCGCACATGAAGCCGAGGCCTGTGTGTACTATGCAGAGTGCCTGGGCTATAGTGCCTGCGTCAGCTGGGAGACTTTTCGGGGCAGTTGGGCTTACGATGCATGGCGCTGTGATCACCAAATTCAGATTGCTGCTCAGCAGGCTGAGTTTCAACGATTCAGTTTCATGGCTTGACTCTGCTTCGTCAGTTTGCTATACTAATAATATGAAGCGATGCACAATCATCACCGCGTTATTGTTATTGCTCACAGCATCTCAAGGCTATGAGCTATGAGCCAAGAGCTGGGATCAATTCTGACGGCAGTTGTGGTGGCGGGTGGGATCACATGGTGGCTGTCGACATTAACATTCAGGAAAAATAAATGAACCGGTTTAAGTTTATCGGGTGGTGCAACTCTGATGGTCACGACAAAGTTTGGGCAGTGCTGGAATTACAACCCCACCACCGTTATGCAACCATATGGGGTCGACGCGGTAAGACTCTACAGAGCAAGATAATGGACACCAGTTGGCATGAGGTTCGGAAGCTGATTGGCGGTAAACTACGCAAGGATTATATGACCTACGACCTCACTAACCTAGCTCGGGTTTATCCCGAGTTTGAAGCAGATCTGGAAAAGACAGCGTTTTGGGCGATACTCAAAGGATAACGATGAAACCCTGGCAAATCATACAGCAACTGGAGAGCGATACCAGCCGGCTCTTCAAAGAAGACATAGTACAGGTGCAAGCTGCGGCTGGCAATACTGAATTTTTCACCGGCGTCAGGTATGCCCTGGACAGCCTGGTGACATTTGGAGTTAAACAAGTGCCGGAACACACTGGCGCTGAAGGAGCAGGACTTGACTGGACATCGTTTCAAACTGTTGTTGATCAACTTGTGGCTCGCTGTGTTACGGGCAATGCCGCTCGTGAACAAATATCTATTCTGATGGCCACAGCCACTGCTGAGCAGTGGAATGATTGGTATCGCAGAATCTTGATTCAAGACCTACGCTGTGGTGTTACTGAAAAAACCATCAACACTGCGGTCAAGCGGGCTCAGAAGCCACAGTATGCCGTACCAGTGTTTACTTGCCAGCTGGCTCATGACAGTGCCAATCATCAGGGCAAGCTGGTTGGCCAGCGGCAGATGGAGAACAAACTGGATGGTATTAGGGTACTAACCATTGTGTACCCAGGTGGTCGTGTGGAACAGTTCAGCCGCAATGGCAAGACACTGGAAAATTTTCCGCTGGTTCGCCAGCAGTTTGCTGCTGCGGCCACTGTATGGGAATTCAGTGAACCCTGGGTATTTGATGGTGAAATCATGAGTGCCAGTTTCCAGGATCTCATGCGCCAGGTTCATCGCAAGAGCAATGTACAGAGTTCAGATGCAGTGTTGTATGTGTTTGATTGCTTAACGCTGAGTGAATTCAGATCTGGCCGCAGTGCTACGCCACAGCATCAGCGCACTCAGCTGGTAAATAAATTTTACTCTGCTATTGAGTCTATTTCTCCCAATATTCGCACACTGCAATATGAGACGGTGGATCTGGATACTGATGATGGTCAGCAGAGGTTCCGTGAACTCAATGTGGCGGCTATTGCTGGCGGCTATGAAGGCCTGATGCTGAAGGATGTTGATGCGGCATATGAATGCAAACGCAGCACTGCATGGCTCAAGATTAAGCCATATATTGAAGTTAGCCTCACCGTGGTACGGACTGAAGAAGGCACTGGTAAGAATGCTGGTCGTATGGGTGCTCTGGTATGTGAAGGCATTGACGATGGCAAGCTGATTCAGGTCAATGTGGGCTCTGGGTTCACTGATCAACAGCGCATGGATTTTTGGACCTGCCAGGTGGATGGGCACATTGTGGAAGTGCGTGCTGATGCGGTCACACAGAACCAGGATGGCAGCTATAGCCTGAGGTTCCCCAGATTTGAACGGTTTCGTGGATTCGAAGTTACGGAGAAGCTATGAAACAGGAAGATTTGATCAAAGTGCTGGCTGCACTGAGTGAAAGCATCGTTGATGTAGAAAATCGCGGATGGGGACCTGCATACTCACTCGCACATGAACGTCGTGCCACTGCAATACAGATTTTGAGAACAGAAATTAAGCGACTACAGGGACTATGATGCATCAGTTAGGTCAACCTCTGATACTGGGAGTTTTTTTCGGAAAGGAGAATTACATGGGAGACACACTAATCGTATTGGGTTTTGGCTTGCTGGCCGTATTATGTGGTTGGGCAGCTTATTATCTGATTTCTCGGAACACCAACCAAGACTCATCTTCAAATAACAGCATCCTCAGGGACTAAATACCAACATGGAACACACAAATCGGCTGCCATCAGAAGTCAGAGCAGCAATAGACAATTATGGTACAAGCGTTCGACTGGATCGGTTCTTGGACGAGTGGCGGGCTGATCTTGAAGGTCGCAACTTTCTCAATACCTGGACTCTGAGCACGCAGGATCAGGCATTCGTGGAATTTCACAATAACTATCGCCGCCAACGCGAAATCTAACCAAATCAAGTATAAGTCATCTACTACTTTAGGCTAAATAATGATAAGAGGAATCAGATGGCTTACAATATTAATCGAACCAATGGCAACACTCTCGTCTCCATCAACGATGGCGAGGTAAACAGCCAAACCTGTAGTGTAGCATTGATTGGGCGCAATGTCAGCACCTATGGCGAGCTCATCAATGAAAACTTTGTCAGGTTGCTGGAGAATGCGGCAAATACCACAGCTCCCACGACACCAATAGTTGGTCAGCTGTGGTATGATACCACCACCAAACAAATGAAGTACCGGAACACCACCAACAATTGGGTGGGGGTAGCTTCATACACCAAGGACACCACAGCGCCATCTGGTATCAGTGATGGTGATACCTGGTATGATACCACCAATAAAAAATTAAAAATTTACATTGATGGCACTAACTCAGTGGTTGGTCCACTGGGCAACGTCACCTTGAGCGGTGACCTCAGTGGCACCGCAGCATATTCTGGATCAGCCAACATCACGATAGCCGCCAGCTTGGTTGTGGATCGTGTGAAAAAAACTGGCGATACACTCACTGGTCAGCTCAACGCTGCCGCTGGATTCACTGCTGGATCTGGCAGCACAGCCAACCTGATATTTGCCACTGGCACTGCTGTGGGTATTCGCAACAACGATCCCCAAGTGGCATTGGATGTGGTGGGTGCTATTCGTATGGTGCCAGTAACTGACACCTACAGCGGCAATATTACTATTGATGCTACTCATGGTAATCATCAAATCACACTCACTGGCAATACCACATTTACCATCAGCAACTTTAGCAATGCTGGGCAGACCCTGAGACTAGTGATCACGGGCTCCAACCACACCATGACCTGGCCAGGTAGCATTAACTGGCCCAACGGCGCCGCGCCAAATTTAGCAAATGGTCCAGCGAAGATCGCGGTGGTTACCCTGATTAAACCTGCCAGTGGCAATTTGCTGGCCACATATGTGAGCTACTAATATGGCTCTGCAACTAAGTATCTCTGGTAATCCTAACTTTTATGTTGGTTCATTTGGTACTGTGACCATCTCTAACGGACCAGCTAACGCCACTGTTTATGTGACTTTATATAGTCAGAAGGGTACTTCCACTCAATCTTATCCCCTCAACAGCAACGGCTATTTACAGTTCAGTGGCCCAGCCTGGACTGACTCCGATGCTGGTACTTATACAGTACAGGCTTGCGTTGGGACTGATTGTGCTAGTTATACCTTTACAGTTAGTTCTAGACCCGTGGTAACGGCAACGCCGACGATAACGACATCTGGCGTAACATCACCTTCGCTAAATACAACACCAATTACGGTGACAACAGCTCTGTACACTACCAGCGTGAGTTTAAGTGCTCCCGGCGGCAACTATCTGGGCAGTTCCTTTACTGTGACGGTGCGTGGAAAACCCAATGCCCGCGTCACCGCTGGTATCACCAGTAGTCCTAGAAATGCATACAATGGAGCTGCCATATTTCAAGGTACAACCAACAATTCCGGTGTATTGTATGTGACTGGCAGTTGGCCGAATGATCCCGGATGGGTGGGGTCATGGAGTGAACCCTGGTATGTAGAAGGTTCAACGCAGGCTACATTAACATTTAGTATAGAGTATCCGCCACAGCCAACTCCAACTCCGCCTCCACCTCCGAGCTACACCACCAGAGTGCGTTTTTTAACCAGTGACTTTTATGTAGGCAGCTCATATACAGTGGAGGTTACTGGCCGACCGAATTCAGACGTCACTGCTGTCATCGCCAGTAGTCCTAACAACGCATTCAATGCGGCTGCTGTAAAGATGGGTACAACCAACAATCAGGGTGTATTTAATATTTCTGGCTCTTGGCCGAATGATAACACCTGGCTAGGATATTGGAGTGAAAACTGGTCTGTAGCGGGGTCAACGACTGCACAATTAAACTTCACTTTAACTACTAAGCCCGTGATACTGGAGCCCACATACAACACCAATGTGGGATTTTCACCCACCCCAGACTTTTATGTAGGCAGCTCATATACTGTGCGGGTTACTGGCAAACCTAATTCCGCCGTCACTGCTAACATCGCCAGTAGTCCTAACAGCGCATTCAATGCGGGTGCTTTACTGATGGGTACAACCGACAATCGGGGGGTATTTACTAAACCTGGCTCTTGGCCGAATGCTAACACCTGGATAGGGAATTGGAGTGAATACTGGTCTGTAACAGGGTCAACGACTGCACAATTAAACTTCACTTTAGCTGCTAAGCCCATCGTGCTTCCGCCCGATCCGCCCATACCAGCACCAGTGTCTGGTAACATTCAGCTTACCCTGAATCAGAATCAGCAGGCTGTGGCGTTTACATATCCTGGCACCGTGGTCAGTCCAGGAACTATAACTGGAGTGCAACGAAATAACGGACCATCGCATGGTAATATTGCTCAGGTCAGTGGAATAAATTATACTTATACTCCCTTCACTGATTATTCTGGAACTGATCAGATAGCATTCAGGTTGGTTGGTGCTGGTGGCGTAAGTGATAAAACGGGCTATGTGAACATCCAGGTGGATGCACTGCCTATAGTAGTCAGACCCAACTCTTTTACGTTCAGTAATTATTCCAATCAGATCAGCAATACCGCAGTCACTGGTAGCTCAGTGACGCTGAGCTCAGCTTTTCCAAATACCTACACTTTGGAATTAAATTGTGTTGCTGACTCGGACGGTAGCAGCAGCACCACAGCGTTGAATGCCAGTTATGTCACAGGCTGGACACGCAATCGTGGTGGCAACATCCAGAATTTAAGCAACAGCATCACGGTACTAGCTGGTGATATTGTGACGCCAGTGGTGCGGTCAGCACCAGGATCGCCGATAGCTGTGCGAACACTGACATTCACAGTAAAACTCACTGGCAGCAATGTTGATGCAGGTTATATTTACAGCACCAACTTCACAGTGAGTACAGAAGTGGTTGATTTGGTGCCTGATGTCTTGGTACTGTATGGTGCAACCAATCTGGAACTCAGTTCAGCCTTCACCACCAACACCGTGACTGTTGGTGGATTAACTTCTGGGTTTCCAGTGCCCATAGCAGTCAGTCCCACAGCCAACTTAATCATTGGGGGTATTGATGCTGGTGATTCCAGTACCATCAGCAATGGACAGACCCTGGCTGTTCGTGCTAATAGTTCGGCTGACTTCAGCACTGGTAAACAATACACGGTTACTGTGACCGGAACCAACAGCAGCAACAATGCCGTGCTGAATCGGAATTACTTCACACTAACCACCAGAAATCCCCATGTGGGACCCAGTGCTCCGTGGTATTTTGGTAACCAAGTGGGATTGAATCCCAGCACAATGTACGACACTGGTTCCGTGACATTCAGTGGCATGGAAGAGTCTGCGATTTTCAGTATCAACAACGGTGGGTTAGTGGTAGTCAATAACAACACTGGCGCCGCCGCTGCCAGTGCCACCATCAATAATGGTGACACAGTGTATTTCCGAGCCAGTTCGGCCAGCACGTTCAGCACACAGGCAATATACACCGTAACTCTCAGCGCACTGAATGTACTTAATCAGACCGACAGCTTCAGCTATACCACCAGAGACAGCGTCAATACACCCACATTTAGTGGTGTATTCGCCACATTAACTCAGGCTGAACTCAGCAGCGTGGTGGTCAGCAATACCATCACTGCCACTCAATTTGACGGCACGCAAACCATCACATTGAGCAGCAATTTGGCCAATCCTCAGCTAGTGATCAATGGCGTACCAAGTGGTACTAGCGCCAGCATTTCTAGTGGAAAATTTTTGGCCATCAGTGGAACAACCCCAGCTGATTATTATCAGCAGGCCAGCGCCACAGTGACGGTGAGTGCTGCCACACTAAACTGGGCAGTAGTAACCAAAAGCAACGATGATCTACAGATACTAAATGCGTATTAAAGGAGATCCAACATGTTGGATTATGCGGCTTTACTGATCGCTCTGGTGATCAGCTCAGTTAGTGCTTTCTACAGCATATCAGGGCTAACTGCCATATTTGCAGCAGCTCGCTGGCCCATTATTATCATGGCTGGCAGCCTGGAAGCTGGTAAAGTAATTACCACATTATGGCTTCGTAAAAACTGGAGAATACTGGGCCTGGCTATGAAAGCATATCTGGCAGCCAGTGTGGTGGTGCTGATGTTGTTGACCAGCATGGGTATTTTTGGGTATCTCAGCAAAGCTCACCTGGATCAGGGAGTTCCCATCGCGGATATACAAGCTGAAGTCAGCCTGATTGATGATCGGATTCAGTCACAACGCGACAATATAGCTGCCAACAAAGCCGTGATAACACAGATGGACGCCAGTATAAATGAGGTACTGGCTCGCAGCAAGGATCAAATGGGAGCTGAGCGGGCGATGCAGCTTCGCCGGTCACAATCATCTGAGCGCGCCAAATTACAGAAAGAAAACGAAGCAGCTCAGAAAATTATTCAGCAGATGCAAGTTCAGCGGTCACCCATAGCAGCCCAGGTGCGCAAAGTCAATGCCGAAGTGGGTCCCATCAAGTACATTGCCGCATTGATGTATGGTGACAACCCCAGCACTGACCTGCTGGAGCGAGCTGTGCGCTGGGTGATTATTGTGCTGGTGGCAGTGTTTGACCCACTGGCATTGGTGTTGATGCTGGCAGTGAATCACAAGCTGGAACTAACTGAAAACTCAGCAGTGCCCAACACACAACCAGTTACTGTACCAGAACTCAATCCAGGATCTGTACCAGAACTCAATCCAGGATCTGTACCAGAACTCAATCCAGGATCTGTACCAGAACTTAATCCAGGCTCTGTACCAGAACTCAATCCAGGCTCTGTACCAGAATCTGTTGCAGTCATCTTGCCTGACCCCGACACATCAGACCCAGAACCACCTCAGGAGGCTACCCCAGCTGGGGATGCACACCCTACTCGGACCAGTTGGAACCAGGTATTGCAGAAGTTAATCAGACTGCTGTAACCAATTCCAGACTGGCGCGGGAACCGGCTGATGATCAGCCGCTGACTATTGGCATACAGGACGCAGAGATACCCAGCACTACTCATGTGAACTTCGGATCCAGATTTCCCATGAGCCCGCATGTGGGTGAAATGTTTATGCGTACTGACAGCCATCCCAATGCAACTTACAGATACAATGGTGACAAATGGGTCAAAATACACATTGAGCCGCGTGACCCTAAATACCTAGTACCCAAACTCATGGACGGTGATTTAATCATGTCTGACCTCAGCACTGCTGAACAGTTAGCTGTGCGCGAATTGCTGGCAGACAGTGAGTATCTGGACCGATAAATATTTTATCTTTATTGAGAAATTTGTTAAATATAGGTATGCGCAAAGAGCCACCATCAGTTCCCGACCACTGTAGTTTTTGCGACAAGAGTCGCGACGAAGCCATGAAACTAATCGTGAGTGGCAGTCATGCCATATGCGATGAATGTGTGTTGTTGTGTGGTAACTTATTGACCGAACAACACAATGTGTCTGTGAAAAAAAACCGGCGAACTCAGCGGCACATCAATCCCATGAAGATTAAGCAGTTCCTGGATGAGCGAGTCATTGGCCAGGAACTGGCCAAGATGACACTGAGTGTGGGAGTAGCTAACCATTTCAAGAGATTGTTTTTCAAGAGTCAGGTCAGGGTGGAAAAAAGCAATGTGTTACTGCTGGGGCCCACTGGCAGTGGAAAAACGCTCTTGGCCAAGAGCATTGCAGAGTATCTCAATATACCCATTGTGATTGCTGATGTCACTGGATTAACCGAAGCTGGCTATGTGGGGGATGACGTGGAAAGCATCATCTCACGGTTATTGTTTGAAGCTGACGGTGATGTGGAATTGGCACAGCAGGGTATTATTTTCCTGGACGAGATTGACAAGATTGGCAGAAAAAACGAAGGTAATTCCAATCGTGACATTGGTGGCGAAGGTGTGCAGCAGGGTCTGCTGAAACTGGTGGAAGGTACCATACTGAGCGTGCAAGCCGATGGCCCCAAGAAACATCCTGGAACCACCGTGGTAGACATTGATACCACCAATATCCTATTTGTGGCCAGCGGTGCATTCACAGGTATGCAGGAGATTGTGGCACGCCGCCACAAGGCCAGCGCCATTGGATTTAGCTTAACCGACACCGTAAACCGTGGACTAGGAGCAACGTCTGATGATTTGATCAAATTTGGCATGATATCAGAGTTTGTGGGTCGTTTTCCAGTCACGGTGACCACACTGGCACTGACTGAAGCTGAACTAGTGCAGGTGCTGACTCAACCACAGCACAATCTGATTCAGCAGTACCAATTCTACTTTGAAGTAGATGGCGTGGCAGTGGAGTTTACACCTGACGCATTAACTGCCATTGCCCGCGGTGCCATAGCACTGAAAACCGGAGCTCGCGCACTGCGTGGTATACTGGAACAGAAACTTATGCCACACTTGTTTGCCTTGCCTAAATACAAGCAGGACAAAGTCAGCAAGATTCTGTTCACAGCTGATGTGTTCAGTGCTGATGCCGAGCCCGTTATCACTTACGGGCGAACCAGTAGTTCAAACTCAAAAAAGGTAATAAAATCAAAATGAGAGAAAAGACGCCCATGGGGCAAGGAATCGTTGTGGAAGTAATCAACGGAGACATCGAACGAGCATTGCGCAAATTTAAAAAGCGTGTGCAGAATTCTGGTATCTTCCAGGAGCTGAAGAATCGTGAATGTTTCGTGAAGCCCAGTGAACTGCGGCGTCGTGAGAAAGCTCAGGCACTGAGCCGTGCTCGCAAGCGTAGCTTTTTGGAAGAAAATACCAGCAAAGATTCCAAATTAGATCGCTACGAGAGTTGATTTTAGGCTCAGCGGTGTGTTATTATAAATAAAGTTGGTAGGTACTCAATGAGGCCTGCCAACTAAACCTAACTTACTTAAAAGGAGTTAATTGAAATGAGTAATATTACACTTACAAGTACTTTGAGCCCTGAGCTGGGCCGTTGGATGATCGGATTTGATCGTCTATTTGATACCCTGAACCATGTGGAAAGCTGGAACAACACCAACGCATCCCGTGGATCATACCCTCCCTACAACATCATTCTTCGCAGTGATGACCATTATGCAATTGAATTAGCAGTATCTGGATTTGGTGAGGAAGATCTGGAAGTCGCTGTGAGCAACGGTGTACTAACAGTCACAGGTGATATCAAACAGCAGCCTGAGCAGGAGGAAACCTACTTGCATCGAGGACTCAGCCGCCGTAAGTTCCAGCGTGAATGGAGGCTGGTTGAGTATGTAGAGGTGGTCAGCGCCACAGTAGTCAATGGCATCATGACCATTGAACTGGAACGCCAGCTGCCGGATTCGCTGAAACCCAGAGCAGTATCCATCAACTTTGCTCGCTAAAACACCGGGGGCTGGGTAACCAGCCCCCACTAACGAAAAATTATGCCACAGCCCAACACAGTCGAACGCACTAGAATTGAAATCAAGACTGATTTAACTCAGCCCACCGAATACAGTGTGATCTATGTAAATGATGAGATGACCACTGTTGATTTTGTGATATCATCACTGATGGAGGTATTTAGTTACAGTATCACCGATGCTGTCGACATGACTCAGACTATTCACGACCAGGGTCACGCCAGGGTAGCAGTGCTACCATACGAACTGGCTGAACAGAAAACACTGGAGGTATTGACCCTAGCGAAGCTGTCAGGGTACCCCCTGGTGGTCAAAGTAGAACCCGTGATCTAAATTTCCACTCTCAGAGGAAAGTATTCAAACCCCAAGCTGTCTTTGGGGTTTCCTCTGGGATTACTGACATATTTACAGTGATCCATCTGATAGTTCACACATCTGGGCCAATGACCAAAGCACCAGTGGCTGATCTTGTGTCTGGTGTCTTCCATTTCCACATAATCACTGGCATCCACTGCCAGGTGATCAGTGGACACTGATGCGTTGATTAGTTCGGAATTGGGCACCGTGTGGCTGATCACCACGATCTTAGCCACATCTGCTCTGCTCTGCAGCCGATGAGTGGCATGCCGCAGAAACTCCAGATCAGCATGATGTAGTGACAACAAGCGCATATCAGTGGTCCACTGATCATCTGAAATAGCTCCAAATCCAGTGGGGGCTTGCCATAGATTGGCCGCCACAAAGGCAACATCGTTGATGATCACCACCTGCTCAAACATGTAATTGATATTGGTGTGTTGTAGCTTCTTAAGCAGATAATTACGAGTGCTGTCCACCGTGCTGAGACTCTGATGTTCCAGGTCACCATCTATATACAGCACCTGGCGATAGTTTTCAGCAATGCGACGTAGTTCATACACCGTGCGATCCAGATCTGCACTGAGATCACCCGCAACCACACCAATCAGACTGGTAGGCAAGCCAGTCCACTGAATGTGGTTAGGCCAGTGATCCAGATACAGGTCTGACATAAGATCGAATGCAAAGTTATCTTTAAACATATCAGTATTTACTCTTGATGCGTAAATATGTTACACTTAAAGTATGAGAGTTCACAAGATATCCACTAGTAGTCTGCTGCAAGTATGGTATCGTATAAGATTTGCTGTGTTCGTCACATTGCTCAGCATGGTATTGATCTATTTGCGTTATGGCACCACTGACTTCACTCAGTATCTGGCGCTGAGAGGCAACGATCTGATGCAGCTGATGGCTCCCACAGTGACTGCCAAGAATGTGGTGCTGATGGAAATCACTGATGCCGACACTGATGGGCAGGGACAGTGGCCCTGGCCCAGAAAAAATCTGGGCACACTGGTGCAGAGATTGAGAAATGCTGGCGCGGGAGTGATTGTGTTTGTGGATGTATTTTCTGAGCCGGATCTGGCTCGCACTGACGCTGATTTTGGTCGAGCCATTGCTGAAAACGGTGTGGTGCTGGCTCGCAGTGTGCAGGCTGGTCAGGTCAAAGATCCAGTGAGTGACCTCTCGGGCTCAGCGTCAGCAGTGGGCTTTGCTGATGTGGCTGTGGATTCAGATGGAGTGGTGCGCCGCATGGACCTGATCGCACTGAAAGATGACCGTGTATATTACAGTCTGGGCGTGGAATCATTGCGAGCTTTGACTGGCGACCTTCGTCCCAGTATGCATTCAGGCACTGACTCAGTCAGTGTGGGCTTGACTGGTGTGGAGCCCTGGGTCATCAATAACCAGAATCGTTGGCGGATCAAATACAATCGTGACATACCCACACTGAAATTCAGTGATGCTGACCTGAGTCTGGTTAAAAATCGTGTGGTGATTGTGGGTGTGGCCACCCATGCTGTCAACAACTGGGTCAGAACACCCGTGGGTGGCCGGCGTATACAGTGGGTGCAGGCTCAGTATTTACAGAGCTTGTTTGATCGCAACAATCTCATCACTCCGCCCTGGGCTGACCTGCTGGAAGTATTGATCAGCACACTGATCATCACCAGCATTCTCAAAGCGGCGAAAAACAACACGCCCTATGCCTGTATTCCAGTGTATCTCAGTGGCATTGTAGTAACCACACTGGGCAGCTGGATGTTGTTCAACGCTGGCAGCATGGTAGTGGATTGGGCTTGGCCAGTGCTCAGCAGCACCAGTGTGTTTGCTCTGACCTTTTATTATCATCTGGCACGCAAACGCAGTGCGGAGCGCACTGTATTTAAACAGTTTGGTGGCAGTGTTAGCAACACAGTATTGAAGACCCTGCAACAGAACCCCAGCATGGTGAAAACCACAGGCGAACTCAAAGAACTCAGTGTGTTGTATGCTGATCTCAGAGGATTTGCTGGACTGGCACAGAGCTACAGTGGTAATGCTGAAGGCCTGGTGCAGCTGGTACATGGTTATATGGATCAGATCTTGCCCACGATCACCAGCAACACTGGCACAGTGGACAAGCTGACCGGAGATGGCTTCATGGCATTCTGGAACGCTCCGTTGGACGTAACCAATCATGCGGCGCAGGCTGTAAAAACTGCTACAGAAATTTTAGCTCAGATTCACAATATCAATCAGCTGCTAACTCCAGAAGAGTCACCACTGTGCCTGGACATTGGCATCAATACTGGCGCAGCAGTGGTGGGCAACACTGGTAGTCAGAGAAAATTCAACTATACTTGTATGGGCGAATCTGCTCGCACGGCTGACAATCTGGAACTGATGTGTAAGCAATATGGTGTCAACTTGCTGCTGGGCGAGCAAACCGCGGCTCAGGTCAGAGATCAATATGCAGTGGTGGAACTAGATACAGTGTTCGCTGAGAGTGGGGCAGCCATGCGGGTGTTCACTGTGGTCATTGCTGGTCAGCTGGAGCAAATTCAGGATCAGCACGGTCGTATGTTGGAAAACTACTATGCCAGCCGATATGACGGTGCTCTGAAACAGTGCCGTGAGCTTAAGAATACCGGAGTGCTCACTGAATATTATACTCTAATGCTGGCCAAGGTGCGTGGTCTCAGGGCAGCACAGCGTGATGCTGAGTTGGTGGATTCCACCAACTAGCCATAAATATCTGGTGATGCAGAAACCTATTGCCAGCGCCGAGTATTTCAGCAGGCTCCGGGCGAGTCTGGGGCACCATGTACTGACTGAACAATGCGTTCGTAGATATGAATGCGTGGTCAGCAACATTCAGGGAACAGATGTGGCCCAGACTCAGAGCTGCTGGTTGAGCTATCCTGTGCTGAATCTGAGTCAACGCTATCACACAGTATTGGCCACAGATGAATATTTCAGCTATGCTGGCAGTGTGGATGCTCAGCAGGCGCTGATTCAGCAGGTGGTGCGCACTGTGGAACATCGCTTAATCATCACTGTGCGAGATTTTAAAAACTCCAATCGCAGTGAGATGGATCGTACCTTTAGCCTGAATTCAGCCAGTGGTCGCAGCACACTTGCTGAATTCACCACACCAGTCAGCACTGATCGCCAGTGCTGGCAACATCATACCTACATTATTAACCAACCAGCTGACGCTGCTGTGAGTTTGACCACTGTGGGCACAGTGCAACGCAGAGCTGTGTATTTCAAACAATTGGCCAAATTTTGTTTTGATGCTGGCTGCCGAAATTTTCAGGTGATGCCCAATGCGTTTTACCGTCCCATGTTTCAGCGTCACGCTGAGCACATCATCTTGGTAGACTTCGCCTAGTGTCTTGACAGCATCGCTGTCGTCTGCTACAATCAAGGTATGACTGCGCGACTCATGGGCGTTGACTGGGAGGTTACTCAACATTCGCATGGTATGATACTCACTCATCCACAGCCCATGGTCTCCACATTTATCACTGTGAAAAAACTAAGCCAGCATCTCAGGTTTAATAAACTGGGGAAACTACTGAGCTTTCGATCAGTAATGGTATACGGTGGGCTGGGTAACCTGGCATGGTTGCAGTTGACTCTGCCAGCAGAGGACTCTCTATGCACTTGACTGGCGATGAGATTCGTGTGATAGACCCCGTGGTGAGCAGGATGTTCAAAGCATGGGATTATTGGCAACTGAATCGTGATGGAATACCAGATTACGGTTTTCAGGAGTGGATGCGCAACGAGTATGGATTCACATACACTGGCCATCAGCGGGGCCCGTATGCTCTCAGAGTCACAGTGACGGATCCCGCTAAGTTTGCATGGTTCCTACTGAAATGGTAGGACGAGATAAGGCCAGACCAGTACCACCACAACCTGAGTTGACTCGCGGAGCAGTGGTCAATATACCATGGCCGTCAGAAGCGGTGTCACGAGAATATGTGCAGTGGTTGAATCTCACTGTGGGTGAGCAGTGGGCAACCTGGCAGTGGAGATATCTCGGCCGGTCCCAGGGTTGTATTTGGTTTTCTGACCCAGCCATGGCCAGCTGGTTTATACTTAGGTGGGGGATTGACAACGTCGCAGTGTGTTTGCTATAATTACTGAGTGAAGATTCCCAGCTGGTACTGGTACCAAGAATTCTTGAGGTTAAGTAGACCTACACAGAACTGGGGTTGGGCCAAACGATGGAATATAATTGGGCTCGTGGCCATCCATCTGATGGTGATAAATATGTTGATATACTTCACGATGTTGGGTTTATTGGCGTGTGCCCCGCTACCGAACCGGTTGGTGATGGCCACGGCCGCGATCACGATGACGAGTACCATAATAGCCGTGACAGTGGGTATGTTCGCAACGCACCTGCGTAACCTCGCTGACAAGAAGCAAGATAAATTTATGCGTATTCTCACAGGCAATTATTATGACTTCTAAACTGGGGTTCTGCTGTAAATTCCTCTCCACTGAGCCAGCTGCCAACGGGCAGATGTTGGTAACCACTGACTCTGAGCTCAATGGTCGCAGCACCACAGTGGCCTGGCTGAATCGTCAGACCACTGCGGTGGCTGAGCGACGGCTCTGGGATATCATGCAGCACAATATCGATGCCATTAGCAATATGGTTGAAGCTGTGGCTCAGTTACCACCCGTGCAGCATATGGTGCGCATTGGTTCAGAAACACTGCCCATGTACACTCAACCAGATTGGAAATATTTCTGGGCACAGTCTGATGTGCGTACCTATTGTGCCCAACATTTTGCTATCGTGGGCGCTCGTGCTCGAGAACTGGGTATCAGACTCAGCTTTCATCCTGGTCAGTTCTGTTGCATTGCATCTGAAAATCCTGAAGTGGTACGCCGCAGCCTGGAAGAGTTTGAGTATCATACTGACATAGCACGCTGGATGGGTTATGGCACTGATTGGCATGATCATGGCTTCAAGATCAATATACACATGAGTGGTCGTCGTGGTGCTGTGGGTTTCCGTGAAAGTCTAGGTCAGCTCAGCCCTGAAGCTCGCAACCTGATCACTGTGGAAAATGACGAGAATAGTCACGGACTGGAAGATGTACTACAGGTCAGTGATGTGTGTGCTGTGGTGATGGATGTCCATCATCATTGGATTCGTGCTGGTGAATATATTCAGCCTGACGATGCTCGTGTACGGCAGGTAATTGACAGCTGGCGCGGAGTGAATCCTGTGATGCATTTCAGTCAGAGTCGTGAAGATCTGCTAGTGGGGCATGATCCCAATGTGCTGCCTGATATGAGTTCACTACTAGCACAGGGCTATGGCAAACAGAAGCTCCGCGCACACAGTGATTTTCTCTGGAACAACGCAGCAAATCAGTGGGCTCGGAGCTTTTTTGATACCTTTAGCATTCAAACTGAAGCCAAAGCCAAGAACTTGGCTAGTGCTCAGTTGGCTGCCGTTATCGCTTCTTCTTAGGCTTACCGATAATAGTGATGGTGGGCTTGGTCTTGGGCTTAGTTTCTTTTTTTACCACAGCCTTGGGCTCTTTAGCAGCCTTGGCCTTGGGCTCTTTAGCAGCCTTGGCCTTGGGCTCTTTAGCAGCCTTGGTCTTTGTAGTTTTGGCAACTTGGGCCTTGACTGGTGCAGCCACCACCGTGGCGATGACTTCAGCAATAACTTCAGCGATACCACACCCCGCTACCGTCTCAACCACAGGTTCTACTACTGCCACAGGTTCTACTACTGCCACAGGTTCTGCGACTGCTTCAACCACAGGTTCTACTACTGCCACAGGTTCTGCGACTGCTTCAACCACAGGTTCTACTACTGCTGGCAGTTCACAAACGTTGGCAGGCAGCACGCAAACTGCTGGAGTTGGCTCGGGTTGGACGGCATCATCCTTGATGCCAAACAAATTTTTGATCCATGTAAACATTTTATCTTCTCCTTTGAAGTATTATTATTTAATCAGATCAGATGCTGCCCGGAAATATTTGACAACGATACCACCGTCTTGCTATAATAGCGATATATGCTTGTTCCAATTGTTGTAGAAAAAACATCCAGCGGCGAACGAAGTTATGATATCTTCTCCAGGCTGCTCAAAGACCGTATCGTGTTGCTGAATGATGATGTTAACAATCACACTGCTGGCTTGATTGTGGCTCAGATGTTGTTCTTGGAAAGTGAAGACCGGACCCAGGACATTCTGTTTTACATCAACAGCCCAGGCGGGTCAGTAACTGATGGCTTGGCCATCTTGGATACTATTTCCTGTATCAAATGTGACGTCAGTACCATCGTAATGGGTCAGGCATGTAGTATGGGCAGTTTGCTGGCCAGTGCTGGTACTCGAGGTAAGCGGCTGATGTTGCCCAATAGTCGGCATTTGATTCACCAGCCTCTGGGCGGCGCCCAGGGGCAGGCATCGGATATTGAGATTCAGGCACGGGAAATTGTTCGCATGAAGCGACAGCTAACTGATATCTATGTGCGCAACACTGGCCAGACCTATGAAACACTAGAACGTGATATGGATCGTGACAACATCATGGATGCTGAACAGAGTATTGCCTATGGCTTGGCAGATAAGATCATTCAGCCCAAGTAATATTATTTTCAGTCAAAGAAAAAGGACGGGAATTGATCCCCGTCCTTTTTTCTGGCTGTACCGCTTCGTTACTTCTTTGCAGCAGGAGCAGCCGTGGCAGGCGTTGCCATAATCGGAGCAGCCACAGGCTCTGCGGTGATCACAACGGCGACAGCCTTGGCCTTCTTGACCTTCTTGACCTTCTTGACCTTGACAGGAGCGGCCACAGGAGCCTGAGCGAACATCAACCCAGTTGCTACCATCAATGCGATTGCGATTTTCATAAACTTTTACTACCTCCAGATGTTATTTAATGCAGCTAACAGCCACGCGGAAATTTTCAATGCAGTGTATTACTTCTTGGCTTTATTGGCTGGTTTCTTTTTCTTCGCAGCCTTCTGTGTCTGCCGTTCAGTATCAGCTTGGACCACAGCAGCTGGTGGTGGTGCTACTGCCTTGGCCTTGGGCATGGGCTTGGTGGCTTTCTTGGCAGTAGTTTTGGTCACAGGCTTGTTCGTAGTTTTGGTTACAACAGGTGCCTGAGCCCACAATGCAACGGTGGCGGTTAGTAGAATCAGAATCTTCATTGGCAAATCTCCTGTGTGTATTTATTTAATCATATAGTATTGACAAGACACGTCTTCTGCGCTATAATAATACTATAGCTGGTATTACTACCGGCAAATTAAAACAAGGACATAATCAACAATGGCATTTACTAACATTCAGACCTCACAGCGAGACTTCCTGATCGGATATTTGCAAGGCACTGGCCGTGAACTGAGCCAGGCTCAGGCAGGTAATCTTTTCAATATCAAGAATCTCCGTGCTCGTATGAGCGAAATTCGCAAGGATGGGTATCGTGTTCGCACCAGCATCAACACCGCAGGCCGTACTGCTTACGCAGTTAGCCGTCGCATGGTTGGACAGAAGTAATTCTAGTTAGGTAACCGGGCTGGCGGGTGACCGCCAGCCTTTTTCTTTGGCTTCGTCTACTATCATTGTCAATGACTATCAACACAGATACTTATCTCAGAGGTGCTGATCTCAGAGGTGCTCTCCTCATATGTGCAGACCTCAGTGGTGCAGACCTCAGTGGTGCAGACCTCAGATTTGCAGACCTCAGTGGCACTGACCTCACTGGTGCAGACCTCACTGGTGCAGACCTCACTGGTGCAGACCTCAGTGGTGCTGACCTCAGGGAAACCAAGTTCTCCGCAGATCAGGTGATGTGGATGACTTTATCTGGGCAGATCACACCCGATCAAGCTAGCCAGTGTAAAGTGCAGGAAACACAAGACAATCTCAGGGTTGACACTGCTCAGATCATTTGCTATACTAGCTGAGTAGCAGAAATACACACAGGAGAAAAAATCATTATGAATTTTATTTTGGTGCCGTTCAAGAAACTTCGAAATGACTTTCGTCGCCAGATACGGTGGCGTCGGCTGAGTGAACGGGATCGCAACATCCTCGTGGCCGAATCAGAAATGATCAGGCTTCATGCCCGCTGGCAGAGTTTGTTGGCTGCTAAGAAAGCTGACGAAATATCTCGTGCTGAGTGCCGCGTTATGGTGCAGAAAGAATATATACGGTTGAATTTTAACACCACTCTGGGCGGTAATGAATAACTATCATTTGCACGAGAGGTCGCTCAGACAGCAGAAACATCCCGCGCAGGATGTCCGGTATCTGGAGCAGTATCGCACCAGTCTGCGATTACAACGCAGGCTGATCAAGCCAGTAACACTGATGGATCGTGTCCGGGTGTGGGTCAGTAAAGTGTTGCAAACAAAGATCAAATAAATGGTTTGACACTGACCAGATCATTTGCTATCATAGGTAAGTGGGGGGAATACATGAGCATGATAACCGAGTTTGCGGATGTATTACAGTTTGCAGCGAAGCAACATCAGCGGGTGGGCCAGCAGTATCAGCACCACCCCTACAGTTTTCATCTACAACAGGTGGTCAATGTGTTGCAGGCGGCACAGAATTTAACTGGTTCAGAAATTTCCGAAGTGATTGTCCAGGCTGCCATCTGCCATGATGTGCTGGAAGATACTGGCTTGACTTACAACGACCTCAGCAGAGTGGTGGGAGTTGTGGTGGCAGATGTGGTTTATGATGTCACCAACGAGCTGGGCAAGAACCGTGCTGACCGTGCTGAGCGAACCTATCCCAAGATCGCAGCCAACCCAGCAGCCATTGTGGTCAAGCTGGCTGACCGCATTGCCAACACTGAGTTCAGCCGTGACTCTGACAGCAGCATGTGGCGGAAATATGTGGCTGAGTATCCCCGGTTTCGTCACTGTTTGTACCAGTTTTGGCAGTTTGAGTCTTATCCTGAAATGTCAGTGCTGTGGGCCAGACTGGATCAGGCCAGCCAGGAGGCTGTGTGAAAGATCTGTTGAACCAACCGCTGGATGTGGGTGATTCTGTGATCAACGTCATCCAACCCACGAGGTGGGAAGGTGTGAATATTGGCACTGTGCTCAAGTTCACTTTTGACCACAAAGTCCAAGTGGGCTGGCCATTGGGCTGGCCCAGTGATGGGCTCTGTCTGCCCAGCAGTTTGCTGAAGTTGATGCCCGAACAACTGACGTGGTACTTTATCACGAAAACACCATAATTATATGATCATAAACGGGTACACTATCGCACCAGGTAACGATCTCAGAGATGCTGACCTCAGAAATTCTAGCCTCAGGCGTGTTGACCTCAAGGGTGCAGACCTCAAGGGTGCAGACCTCAGGGGTGCAGACCTCAGGGGTGCAGACCTCAGGGGTGCAGACCTCAGGGGTGCAGACCTCAGTGGTACAAACCTCAGGGGTGCAGACCTCATGGGTGCAGACCTCATGGGTGCAGACCTCAGTGCTGCAGACCTCAGTGGTGCAGACCTCAGAATTGCTTGGTTCTGGGAAACCAAGGTCACAGCAGACCAGTTGATGTGGTTGACTTTATCTGGGCAGATCACACCCGATCAAGCTAGCCGTTGTAAAGTGTTGAAAACCAAGGACAAACAAATGGTTGACGCGGCATAGACCGTTTGCTATCATAGTTGAGTAAGGAGAAAATACACATGATGATCAAAGTGATGACACCCGGACGCAAACGAGGTGGCGTGGAATATCCGCCCACATCCACTGAATACACTGTGGACATTGTGGTGGGCCGCAGCATTGAGATTTATTGCCAGCGCAAAGATCTCAGCATGGTAGCCGGTTCTGCGTTTGAGATTGGCGACACTGCGGAATACGACAGTTACAATCTCAGCTACACTGGCGAGATCACCAAGATCACTGACAAGGCTGTAACCATTAAGAAATATGGCACTTCACACCGCCTAAATTTGAATGAATTCTGTTGGCGTAATCACAACTTCAATGCAGCCGAAACCGCTGCCCGCAATGCCGAAACATCTATGTATATCTAAACACACGAGGACAACATACCAATGGAAAACACAGAGATCTTTAACGACTACCGTCACGAATATGACAGCTGGGATGACTTTCCAGAATGTACCGAGGTTGAGGAAGAGGAAGAGGAATAGCGTGCAGGACTTTCTCAGGCAGGAAGTGGTGATCGGAGACTATTTAGTATTTGGTCATGGTCCCAGGACCCTGTATCTTGGCGTTGTCAAGAATGTGGGCAAGAAAATGTTTTCAATTCAGTTGCAGACTAGCTCAGGAAAAAGGATCAACAAGTACCCCGAGGGTGTGTTGAAAATAACCCCTGAGCAGGCATTTTGGCGTGTTCTCACTAGCTAGATACCAGCTCTGTGACAGCGTCAGAAACGCTCAGGAACGCATTCAGCGCCGAGTTGGGGTGTCAGACACCCATCCCGGGGTTTTCAACACGCGACAGAGCTGGTTTTCGCTAAGTTGTTGATTCCATTGATGTTGCTAACCTGTTGAAAACACAGGACTTAGTTGATCTAAACTTTTTCTGGAATTTGGTTGACTACGCGATAGCCGTTTGCTATACTTATGATATGGCACAGTACATAGTAAAGGATGAACACACTCTAGGGGTTATCGTGAGTGATATGTGTATGCAAATACTTGCTGGGAAGCCTCAGCTCGGTGGCCATTGCTGGAGGGATGGCACTGCTGCCTTTCTCCCGGACCAGAGTGACATTCGCCCGGCGACTATAGCAGACTTCGAGTATTTTCGAGTGATGGTTCCTCCCAACTTTGCATAAAGTTGTTGACAACTTCCCAACCAAATGTTATACTTATGATATGGACAACACAGTGACCCCAACCAAGACCGGAAACTTCCCGCACGATGTGCGGGCTGGATACTACACCGCAGTCCGTAACGCTCACTACAATATGAGAGATCAGCCATTGTTTAAGGCCCAGCTCCCAGTGAATACGTTCGATGCTGACTTCCAGCAGTATCTGCTGGACAATGGCGTTCCGTCCCAGTATGTCAGCAAGGTTGCTTATGCAGCCTATGAGCGTGGCCACAGTGGTGGAGATTCTGAGATTGTCAACTGTGCAGGTGATCTGATCGAGATCTTCAATTAGTTGTTGAAAACAAAGGACTTATCATGAACCCACAGTGTTTGAGTGTATGTGGCCCCTGCGCCACAGTGTGTAATGACTGTATCCAATCCCATAATCGTTCATTGCAGTGGCATACGGCCGAATGCTATCTGGATGCTGTGCGGCTCGTGCGGCTGTTGACCCGGCTGGGATGGAAGTTAACGGCGCCAGAAAGTGTATCTGACGTCCGTCCTGGGTAACCTGTTGAAAACACTGGCAAAACATTTGGTTGACACTGACCAGACCATTTGCTATACTAGTTGAGTAGGGGAAAACACACAAACAACATGTATAAACGATACAGCAATCAATACACTCCCAACCAGTTTACGCCCCAGCCCAGCTGGCAGGCCACCCGAGCACGTCGCGCCAATCCTGTGGCATTGAAGACCTGGACTGCTGATCAGGTATGGGCAGCCGCAGTGGTCGCACAGGATACCAACGACGCGTATGTAAAGTTCCCCACATACGGCGTCCTGGGCGAATTGTCCACCAAGCCCAATAAAAGCCTGATGCGAGAATTGCTGGACAAGGGTGTGTTTACTGCTGAGCAGATCACGGCCGGCAAATCAGTGCGTGAGCATTTTCATGGTCTGGTGTTTGAGCAGATGGCCGACACCATTAACGATTTTTCCGCCAATGCATTGCGTATCTCTCATAAGACAGAATTCGTCAACACTGACTTCCTGGACTTGGCCATTGTGGCCAGCTTGCCCAGTTGTGCGCGGCGTGATATCCAGCGCAGGGTAGTGGCTGACCAGCGTACTGAAGCCGCTGCCACTAGCCAGCTGGTGGGGCAGATAGGCGAACGCATAACCGGTGAGTTCACTGTGGTACAGTGCAGGTACAGCCAGAAATGGGGCCTGTACACTGCCAACGCCACCCAAGATGGCAACCTGTTCTTTATGTTCCTCAAACAGGAACTGGCTGCTGGCAGCCAGGTAAAGTTGTCAGGCACAATCAAAGCTCACAGGGATGGCAACACCACTCAGCTGAATCGTGTCAAAGTGTTAGCATCTTAGTTAAAAGTGGTTGACACTGTTCATCAACCATGTTATACTTAATGAGTAACAGAAACACAAACTAGGGACACAGATCCCAAACACAAATAAAAGGATAACTATTACAATGTCAACGAAAAATCTCAAGAATCTTACCATGGCGTTTGCAGTTGCTACGGCGACTGAGCCGCCGCAGACCACGACTGCCAGTGCTACCGCACCCAAAGTTAATAAGGCCCCCAAGCCGCTGGTTATGCACAATGCCACTTCGGCTAAGCCAACGCAGAGTGTGCCGCCCACGGTTGCTGCCGCAGGCAAGGTTACCAAGCCGCTGGTTACTCGCAATGCGACCAGCCCGCGACTGACGACCACGCCCAAGGCTCCCGCTACGGTCAAGTCCGTGACTACCCCAGCCAGCACTGGCCGTGATGCCAACAGCTTGCTCAGCAACAACTTCCGGTTGTTTGCTGTGGTGGGTACCACCACTTTCAAAGGCAGCACAAAGATCTGGTTTGCCAACGAGATTGCAACCAAGGTCAAGAACATGGAGAAGCAGGGTCATGTGGACATCGAGTTTATCTCGCTGCCCAACTCCATGACCAAGGCCGATGCCCTGAAGTATCTGGCCGCCAACCCTGGCCAGCTGAGTGTGGACAAGAGTTTGGCCACTGAGCTGGTGATTCAGAAGACCCAGAAGCTGACCAGTGCGTTTAAGCGCCAGGCTCATGCTGAGGTCGCTGACAGCGCCGTGTAGGCTGGGTTGGTAGCACACCGTGGCGGGGGACATGTCCCCCGCCAGATGACCGAGATTTAGGAGAATACTGTATGCTGGAACTTAAAGGGCCTGCTGGTGACTTGGGAGTAATTGTGGGACGTTTTCAGACGCCCTATATCACCGACGGTCATCGTGAACTCATTGACACTGTCAAAGCCCGTCATCCCAAGTTTGTGGTTGTGCTGGGTGTGGCTCGAGTGATTCCCACCAAAAGAAATCCGCTGGACTTCGCCACACGGCAACAGATGATCCAGGAAGCATATCCTGGTGCTGAGGTGCTGAGCAAGTGTGATGAGCGGCAGGACTCTGTATGGAGCCAGAACCTGGACCGCCTGCTGCGAGCCAATCATCCTTACGAAAAGATTGTACTGTATGGCAGCCGTGACAGCTTCATTGGTCGTTACTCTGGTCAGTTTGCCACAGTAGAACTGGATGAAGTTATCAATCAGAATGGTTCTCAGGCCCGTCAGGCAGCATTTCACACCATTCGCAATACTGAAGACTTCCGTGCTGGTGTTTGTTATGCACAGGCCAACCAGTATCCCAGAAAAAATCCCACTGTGGATGTAGCTGTGGAGCGTGGTGGCGAAGTATTGCTGGCTCGCAAAGCCGAAGACGGCGTCAATCAGTGGCGGTTCATCGGCGGGTTCATTGATGCTGGTGAAACGGCAGTGCAGGCTGGACGCCGTGAGGTACTAGAGGAAACCGGTGCTGAGGTGTGGAAAATGGAATACATCATCAGCACACCCATTGATGATTGGCGCTATCAGGGAACCAACCAGAGCATTTTCACCACTATGTTCGCGGCTCCCTATGTGGGTGGGCCCTGTGTTGGTGCTGACGATGTACAGGAAGTTCGGTGGTTTGATGTGCGCAACCTTGCCGAACGTATGATGGTTCCTGAACACCATGTGTTGCTGGATGCTTACCTGCGGTATCGCGGAATCCGTGGTGAAACACAAGTGCCAGGATCCAACTACTGTGTGGACACTGTGAAGTATACTCACATCAACGGCGAGAAAGTGGTGGTCACTCCAGTGGCTTATGATCGTGTGGTAACTGAATAAGGAACTATATGGAACAGCCTAATCTTCGGACCTTTGACTTCAATGAGTTGCTGAATGATGTTATTGATTCTGATTCCTACAAAGTATCACACCACAAACAGTACCCACCCGGTACTGAGTATGTATACAGCTATCTGGAAAGCCGTGGTGGAGAGTTTGACAGCCAGATAATGTTTGGCTTGCAATACATTCTGCAACGCTATCTCACTGGTGTGGTGGTGACCGATGAGGCCATTGACCTGGCCCGCACCATGATTGTGCCACACATGGGCGGCAATCCTGACCTGTTCAATGAAGCTGGTTGGCGTTATATTGTGCGTCAGCATGGTGGCCGATTGCCACTGAAAATCTGTGCTATCCCTGAAGGCACACCAATTTCACCGCACAATGCCCTGGTCACTGTGGTCAATACTGACCCTGAATGTTACTGGCTGGTGAACTACATGGAGACCGCGCTGATGCGGGTATGGTACCCCATCACCGTGGCCAGCCTGAGCCACAACATTCGCAGCATCATCCAGAAGTATCTAATGCTCACTGGCACACCTGAAGCCATTGACTTCAAGTTGCAGGACTTTGGCAGCCGTGGCAGCACCAGCCGTGAGAGTGCCGCAATTGGTGGCGCAGCCCACCTGGTAAACTTTCAGGGATCTGACACCATGGCTGCCATTCCGCTGCTGTATAAGTATTATGGTGCTACGGCCATGCCCAGTTACAGTGTGCCAGCATCCGAGCACAGCACCATCACCAGCTGGGGTCGAACCCGCGAGGCAGATGCTTACCGGAATCTGCTGACTCAATACCCCACTGGTATTGTCAGTATTGTAAGCGACAGCTATGATATCTTTGCCGCTTGTGACCAGATTTATGGTGTAGAGCTGAAACAGCTGATTGAAAATCGCAATGGTGTACTGGTGATCAGGCCCGACTCGGGTGACATCATTCCCACTGTGTTGCGAGTTCTGCAGATCCTGGAATCCCGTTTTGGTACCACAGTCAATAGCCTGGGCTATCGTGTGCTGCCTGAATATGTCAGAGTGTTGCAGGGCGATGGTATGAACATTAATACTATTGAACAGTTGTGTGCAGCACTGGCAGCTGATGGCTGGAGCATCGACAACGTTGCCTGCTTTGGTATGGGTGGCAAACTGTTGCAGGGCGTGGATCGTGACACGCTGAAGTTTGCTTTCAAATGCAGCGCCATCAGAATTGCTGGTGAATGGCTTCCAGTGTACAAGGATCCGGTTACTGATCCCGGTAAGGCCAGCAAACAGGGCATCCTCACAGTGCAACAGGCCCAGACAGGGTTTGTGACCACTGGCTGTCTGGATCCCAGGGTGCAGCCAGGTGACCAACTAGTTACAGTGTTTGAGAATGGTGATATGGTGACTGAATATACGCTGGCGGAAATCCGCCAGCGTGCATTGGAGCAGAAATAATGAAAACTTGGAAACGATGGGTCGCAGTTAAGTTGTGGGTGTCAGTGGCGTTGTTGACCACCGCTTGTGGTGGAGCTGCGTTGGATGGTGTATGGTATGACAGCTTTGGTTTAGCAAATGACACTACCAAACAAAAGCCTGGTGTGGTGTATGAGATTAGTGCATCCAGTGTGGTGTGGGCAGTGTTGCTGGTTGAGACTGTAGTGGTGCCGGTTTATATTGTGGGTTGGGATCTGTATACCCCAATTCGGATACTCCACAGAAAACCTCAGCTATACCAACGAACTAGCATAAATAAAAGCATACAGCGGGTTCCCATAGTGGTATTGGAGCGGTTTGCTAAACCGTCGTAGGGCTAATACCCCTACCGTGAGTTCGAATCTCACACCCGCTGCCATAGTTTTCCCCCGAGGGGTGCCAGAGTCCGGTTTATTGGAACAGTCTTGAAAACTGTCGGCGTGAGAGCGTCCGTGGGTTCAAATCCCACTTCCTCGGCCAGTAACTTTTCGCCCAGCATGATTGTTTGTTGGGCGAAAATGTGTTATACTAAATATAGTAACAAAGTAATACAAGCGGGACTCGTATAATGGTAATACCTCAGTTTTCCAAACTGAAGACAGGAGTCCGATTCTCCTGTCCCGCTCAACTCCCAGAGAGGTAGTAAGTTTTAACTCAGCGAACATAGCTCAACGGTAGAGCTTCTCGTTGCCAACGAGAAGGTTGTGGGTTCAAATCCCATTGTTCGCTCAACTGACGGTGAAAACATGGCAATCAACCGATCCGAGTGGCCGCAGTATCAGGGCCGATTGACTGAGTTCTACAAATGTCTAACCAAAGTGCCGTATCAGAGCCGGCTGGTTGCCACCAAGCAAGCGTATGCGCTGGAAACCATCCGACCAGGCAGAATCTACAGTGTGTACACCTGCCCACATTGCGGATATTATCATGTGGGACGCCGATCTCAGCGTAATCCAGAATGACTTCCATGCCCATAAATCATTATCAGTGTACAGAGTGTAAAGCACTGGTGGCTGATCTTAGGCACCAGGATCCTGACCCCAACAAATGTCCCAAATGTGGGTCAGCCAGAAGTTTAACCAAGAAAATCAAAGTTAATTCTAACCAGGGTAAATCATCATGAGCTGTGTAATCATTGGTGACAGTATTGGTGTGGGAGTTGCCCGGCACCGAACTGAATGTATTTCTCAGGCACATGTGAGTCAGAACACCGCTCACACTGTTAACTTGTTGAGTCGGATGCCTGGCGATCCTGACCAAGTACTGATCAGTGTGGGCAGTAATGATGTGATGGGACATTCTGATGTGTCCCACTGGGTTGCTGAGTATCACAAATTACGATCTAGCATCAACTCAGGGTGTGTGGTGTGGTTGTTGCCCAACAACAAGGAGACAGCCAGAGCTGCCATCACTATCGTGGCGCATCAACACGGTGATGCCGTGCTGGATACCAGACCTGTCACAAGTGCCGATCTAGTGCATCCCACATCATCTGGATATCAGCGTCTGGCTCGGCTCAGCCGACTAAGTACCTGCAACTAATATGCCCACTGTTAAACAAGCCCGTGAATTTCTCGAAGCACCGCTGAAGTTTGGTGATCCAAATCAGATCGCTGCCTTGGCCACGCTGCGTGCGATGTATGATCTACAAGACCTGGTAGCTGAGTATCCTGATACTACATGGAGATGTGAGCAGTGTCATGGCACTGGTGTTGATAAATTTGCTGACATTAAATGTGCTGATTGCGATGGCAAGGGCTCATTTATTCCCAGATCAGACGCAGACTACGAGGTGTTGACTCGTGGAGACATGCTGATTATCATCAACATAGCTCAACAGATTGTGGGCGGATACTGATCAGCCATGAAACTGCATACTGGGCCACAGGTGAACTTCGCGATCTGGTTTTTGGTCAGTGTAATATTGACGTTGATGCTGATGCCAGTACATATGATCATCAGTATAGCACTGTTGTTTCCCATTGGGCCAACCGCAAAGATTTATTATTGGGGATGGAATCTGGAAACCCGGGCACGAGGAATCAGACGGCGGATCACTGGCCTGTGGTAGTTTTCTATGTAAATTGGAGTAAAAACGTATGCGTAAAATATTCTTAATGTTGTTCACCAGCGTGTCAATCTTGGCTTCCACGCCTCGTTTTATTAGTGATCGGTATACGATCATGGTACGGCCATCACCGCAATATTACAAATATAGTTATGGCAGTGCAGTGGCAGTGGGTATACTGGGATATGAGCTGGGCCGAATTTCGCGACCACGACCTGTAATCATCCAGAGTGTGCAACCCTCACCAGATAGTTGCCGAACTGTGCTTATCCATCATGACCAGCTTGTGATTTGCAGGAATGCAATTGGCAATTGGCTGATTGTTAAACCAGTGCAATAGTGGACCAGCCCACGCTTTTTGATATCATTTCAGATCGAATACGCTGGCAGTGTGATTATTGCAGCTGGTGTGACGGTGGGTTGTTGCTGGAACCAAAAGACGACGCTGATGAAATCGTGATGCGGGTGTACAATGGTAGCCATGGAGATATCTGTATGATCGGCTACCACAAGAGTTGTTTGGTTAATCAAGAAACTATCTGGAATAATGCATTTAAGGTTTGACATCAGACACTGAAGTTTGCTATAATAGTTGAGTAGGCAGTTTACACACACAGGCGAGTAGGAAAACGGTAACCCCTTCGGACTTTGAATCCGACGCTGAAAAGCACTGAGCGTTCGAGTCGCTCCTCGTCTGCTAAACACACACATATGAATGATAACAAAAGATATCGTCTGTACGTTTTGACCAACTACTACCTCAGCAGCTTGCAGAAAGGTCTTCAGACTGCTCATGTGGTAAGCGAGCTGAGCCTGACTCGCAAGAAAGTTTATACTGATTGGGCTGAGCAAGATCGGACCATCATCATTCTCAACGGCGGTAACTGTGCTAACTTAACTGAATTCAGCACCTGGCTTGCTGACAACGTCAGCAAATGGCCCTGGGCGGCGTTTCATGAAGATGAGGACAGTCTCAATGGTGCTATCACCGCAGTGGGCATCATCTTGCCAGCATCAGTATATACTGGACCAGCAGGTGCTAACAGTACTGATTATGCCTTGTTCACCAAGTTACGGCAACTGGCATTGGCCGTATGATACGCCCAGCACAGGTGATTGTGGATCTGGATACCTGGAATCAGGAATGGAAATCTGCGTTGGGTGTAATTCGGCTTGCGCTCACTGACCAGCTCAGTGACCTTGGCAAGGATATCATTATACAGAGAATGGCACGGTTGCAGGGACGACTGGATGGTACATACAATGGACCACTCAGCAGCAATCGCTGGGATTATCCAGATAAATAGTCACATGCCCCACACCAGCCGAGCCGATTTCAATCAAACCTGGTTGACCGAGATGCCCGAAGGATTAGGCGACATTGAGGTATGGGATATGATGTTGTATAATATCCAGGATCAGATCCGTCATGGCGCCCAGATAATCACAGTAAATGCTAACCTGAAAAAAATCACTGGGTCGCAGACTGTGTATTATTGGTGGGAAGTAGCTGGAGAAATAGTATTGGCTGCTGAGTTCTCAGTCCGGCCTCAGGCATATACTGTGAATGCTGTGGCTAAGTCGCCACAGTGGAGACGTAAGCCACCCTATATGACTGATCTGTATCAGGCAGTGTTGGCTGACACTGGCCAGAGTATCCGATTGTTCAGTGATACTCAGCTCAGTAATGGTGGCATGGCTGTATGGCGTAAACTACTGGCCGCTGGTTGCAAGATCAGTGTGTATGACCGGCATAATCCTGGTGGTTCATTCGTCACCATCAGTGACGCTGATCAACTGGAACAATACTTCCAGGACGATGATACTGATTACCGCCGATATCAGTATGTGCTGAGTGAAGCCCGGAGTCATTTAGACACTCTGAGCTACTTTGGCACACGCAGAATCAGAGAACTCAGCGGACAAAGTCTCGACTGAGTTAGAAAACACAAGGGTTAACGATATGGATATTATGATAGATATTGAATCACTTGCGACACAGCCAGATGCTGTGATTTTAAGTATTGCCGCAGTGAAGTTTGATCCATTTGACGATTACACCGAGCGTGGCGTTGAAGTGGCAGAATTGCCACAACTGAATCTGTTGTTGGAAATCGACAGCCAGCCAGATCGTCATGTGGATCCCAATACTGTGGATTGGTGGGGCAAGCAGGACCCGGTGGTACAGGACAGCATCTTTGGTGATCATGTTCGGGTGAGTTTTACCGAGGCACTGGACCAGTTACACCGGTTCATCTGGAACTCAGGTGGCCGAGTATGGGCTCAGGGAACTCAGTTTGATATTGCTGTGCTGGAACATGCCTATCGCAGTGTGAATCGTGCTTATCCCTGGCAGTATTGGCAGGCACGAGACAGCCGCACTTTGCTGGACCTTGTGCGAGTGGAACTGCCAGTGGCTACTCATGACGCAGTGGCTGACTGCTTCCGGCAGATTGTGGGTGTGCAGAAGGCGCTGGGTGTGCTGGGTGTAACCAAGTTCGTTCGTTGACATTCAATTACTGAATACGTTATAATAAACATATGGCAGCAGAAAATCGTAAAATTCATGGTGTGTATATCTGTAGATTGTGCGGTCACGAGATCAACGATGCCGGAGCATGTAATTTTGGTTGTGTTCAGGATTTTGTGTATCCAAAAAATCGACCCAGTGGCACAGTGACACTGAAAACTTATGAACTGATTCTGCTTACCGAGGAAAATCTATGATTCCCACCTGGGACAGGTATTTTTTAGACATGGTGCGTACCATCAGTACCCGCAGCAAAGACCCTGACACTCAGCTGGGCTGTGTGATTGTGGGACCAGACAGAGAAATCCGCAGCACTGGTTACAATAGTTTTGTGCGCGGATTAAATGATCAGGTGCCTGAACGCCAGCTGCGACCAGAAAAATATTGGTGGATTGAACACGCTGAACGCAATGCCATCTACAATGCGGCCAGAACCGGCACCAGTTTGCTGGGTTGTAGCCTGTATCTTCCCTGCCTGCCCTGTGTGGATTGCGCCAGAGCCATAGTCAGTGTGGGTATCAAAGAAGTGGTGAACAGTGCTCAGCAAGTATCCGCATGGTCCAGCAAACAGCAGTGGCGTCCACACTTTGACCGTATTGTTCCCATGTTTGCTGAATGCGGAATAATCATGCGCAGCGTGGATTATGATGCTTTTTGATACACTCGCACAGAATCGCAATTGGATGGTGCGACGGTGGCAGCAGGATCAGAACTTTTACCTGGAGGTCTTCCCGATAGATAAAGCTAAGTATGCTTTTTCTGAAGACATGGCATTCATAACGCACAATGTGCGACGGTATTATCCCAGTAGCCAGCTGGTTCGGGAATATTGGTATCCTGAATATCAGCAGGGATCAGGAGATCTACCACGGTTGGTGTATGATCTGGGCACTGTGTTTGATCAGATTCGTGACGCGGCAGTTACGGCAGATCGAGAACGGGAAATCAGATGATTGACCTGGTCTTTGCACTCAGCACCACACACGATGTGGTTCAGCCACGCGACTATGTACAGTGGCATCGTCAGCTGACCCAGCATAAGCACGCAGAGATGCAGGTCAGTCACCAGGGCAATGATCTGCTGGCTCTGAGGTTCAGCTTTGCGCCCAGTGGCAGAGATCACGCAGGGTTAATGTTGGAATTCAGTGTGCTGCGATATTGTGCTAGTATCACCATATATGACCATCGTCACTGGGACTATGATCACACTCAATGGAGGGCCACAGCCGATGACATTTAATGAAGTCGCACTGAGACGAGGCTGGCTGACTCGGTATTGGCAGTCACATGATAATCAAGTCTGTGTGGATGTGGTCTGGAACAAAAAAATCTGGAAATGGTAACCCAGAAATAAGGGATCAGATAGATCTGATCACCATGGCCGAGTGGTATCACCCGGCTGTCCGGGTGATTGAAATTGGTGATTGGCATGTGATTCTAGATCTGGGCACAGTGTTTGATCAGATTCGTGATGTGGCGCAACCACCCACTCCCAAACGATCTATCCGTGGCGGTTTGATCCAGCCCCAGATCTCACAGTGCTGCACAGCGATGATGTTGATTCAGAAATAAGCAATCTGATCACAGCAGAAATAAATTCAGAAATAATACGAAAAATTTCCAAATAGCCGCAGCATAAATAACCACATGCGCTATTACGAACTAATAACTGAAGACTACAAATCAGTCACTAAGAAATTCATTGATGCTGGAGCTGACTCAGCCGAGGTCAAAAAGTATATTGACCAGTTTAAGGCATTGGGTACTAAATTAAACAATATTACAGACCCAGCTGATAAAAACATTGATGTCTGGGGTAAGCGATCATTTGCTGACTTCAAGAAATTTGTCACTGATATCGGCACTCAGGTTACCCCGAGCAGCCAGAAGAAAGATGCTGGCACCAGTATTGATATCACAACACCAAAACAAAAAGCAGCTGGGTGGAATATAATTATTCCCACTGACGAGTCTGCCAGTTGTTATCACGGCACTGGTACCGATTGGTGTGTGAGTAAACGCAATCAAGGCCATTTTGAGGACTATTTTCTAGACAACAACGTCACACTGGTATTCTGTCTGAATGATCAGCAAGAAAAATGGGCTATTGCCAGTCATGTCGACCTAGGCGATAAATCTGAGTTCTTTACCGCCAAAGATAAATCACTAACCCAGGAGAAATTCGACTCTGCTACTGGATTAAATTCTGCAGAGATAATTAAATCTGCTCTGAGTCATGCTGGCGTGGAGCCAGCTCGTGCTGAGGCCAAACTGGCCAGTATTCCACATCTGATCCGCAAAGCCCTGACCCCAGACCCAGCCCTGGAGAAAAAAATTCTAGCTACCAAGAATGCCAAGTGGATGTATCAGTATACCCTGAATGTGCTGAAAGCACCATGGCCAGCTGCTGAGCCAGTGATTGCTCAGAACGCTGGGTGGGCATTCTGGTATGCCTGTTTTGTGCTGAAAGCGCCATTTCCAGCTGGTGAACCAGCGATTGCTCAGAACGCTGATTGGGCATACTCATATGCCAAGGCTGTGCTGAAAGCACCATGGCCAGCTGCTGAGCCAGTGATTGCTCAGAATGCAGAGCGGGCATATTATTATGCCCTGGATGTGCTGAAAGCGCCATTTCCAGCTGGTGAACCAGCGATTGCTCAGAACGCTCAGTTGGCATACAAATATGCCCAGTATATGCTGAAAGATCCCAAACCCAACACCTGGCGTAAACGGTACTTGGCTCAGCAGAAAAAAATTCAGAAATAATACGAAAAATTTCCAAATAGCCATCACCACGGCATAAATAAATGCATACAACGGAACTGAATACTATGTCATCAATCATTATCATCGCTGAACATAAAGCCAATCCCAACCAGGATCCGGCCAACTGGTATCCAGGTGCCACTGAATGACGCGGTAAGCAGGACCTGTCATCAGAATAGCAAGTACACAGCCTGCAGATAATGCAGGTTTTTTGTTGGCCAACTAGTTGACAGCAGCGGTACCCAGTGTTATACTAGTTAAGTGGCAGGAAGTAGAAAATGGGCTTGTAGCTCAATTGGGAGAGCGCCTGATTTGCATTCAGGAGGTAGCCGGATCGTAGCCGGCCAGGTCCACCATGAAGTTTTGGTAGTGTGGGTGAGTGGTTAAAACCATCAGACTGTAAATCTGACGCTCCTCGTAGAGCTTCGTTGGTTCAAATCCAACCGCTACCACCAAGTTTTTAAAGGTTCGTGAGGTCGTTTAGTAATGGTAAGACCAGGGCATATATCAAATGCCAGTTTAAAGCTAACTGATGCGGATTCCGTCCTCACAACGAAGCAACTTAACGGTGGTAATATGTTTAAACCGGCAGCGTGGTGCAAGGCCACAACAGTTTATCGCGGTGTAGAGCAGTAGTAGCTCGCTTGGCTCATAACCAAGAGGTCGATGTGTGCAAATCCATCCACCGCAACCAATTTTCAGCAATTGATTACTAACCTGGGTATGTGCCAGCCAGGGAAACCCACTAAATTAGGTGGATGAGTGCTGGTGCCAATTGCTGGATTAAGTTATGAGGTGTTAGTGGAGTGGTTATCACGCTGCCCTTTCAAGGCGGAATCAGGGGTTCAAATCCCCTACACCTTACCAAAGTTTTATGTGGGCCTTACTCGAGTGGTTTCAGAGGACTGACTGTGACTCAGTTTACAGGGGTTCAAATCCCCTAGGTCCAACCAAAGATTAATTTTTCTTGAGTAGCTCAATGGCAGAGCGTTCGGCTGTTAACCGAAATGTTGTAGGTTCGAATCCTACCTCAGGAGCAACGAGGGGCGAAGTACTTGGTATTCCAAACTTCGCCCTCTTATAAAGTTCATGTGGGTAATCGGTAAATGCATTAAAGTTTTTAGCCGGATAGCTCAATTGGCGGAGCGTCTGACTCTGACTCAGAAGGTTCTTGGTTCGACTCCAAGTCCGGCTGCCAAAGTTTTATCAGCGTAGTGTAACGGTAGCACGACAGTCTCCAAAACTGTTTGTCCGGGTTCAAATCCTGGCGCTGGTGCCAAAGTTTTTCGGCCGGTTAGCTCAGCGGTTAGAGCATCTCGTTTACACCGAGAGGGTCCGGGGTTCAAATCCCTGACCGGTCACCATAAGTTTATCGGGATGTGGGCTAAAGGTTAGCCGCCTGTTTTGGGAACAGGACATCGAGTGAGTTCGATTCTCACCATCCCGACCACAGTTCGGAGCAGATAGACAGAAGGTCGTAGCTTGGTGAAGCCCAGGATACGGACGCTGGAACACAGATGCCACGCCCAACGTATACAGGGACAGCAGTGAAATCCTTAACTCCAAGGCCTTTTTTTAGGTGTGTAGCTTAGTTGGCCAAAGTGTCTGTTTCATACGCAGAAGATCGTGGGTTCGACTCCCATCACACCTACCAGTACATTTTGGTTCCGTAAGTTAATGGTAAACTAGCTCACTGTCTATGAGCATTCGAGGGTTCGATTCCCTTCGGGACCGCCATATTTTTAGGCTGTTAAGCTAACCTGGTGGAAGCGCCTGTTTGAAGCACAGGAAGGCGGGGTTCGATTCCCCGAGCAGCCACCATGCCCTGATAGCTCATTTTGGTAGAGCGCTTGATTAGTAATCATGAGGTGATCGGTTCGAACCCGATTCGGGGCTCCAAACTTATTGACCTGTAACTCAGTTGGCAGAGTGCTGTGCTGATAACGCAGAAGTCGTTGGTTCAACTCCAACCAGGTCAACCAAGTATGCTGAAATAGTGAAGTTCTTGAAGGCACCACAAGTTTGATCTCGTAACTCAGCGGTAGAGTATCGATCTTTTAAATCGAGAGCCGTGGGTTCAAATCCCGCCGGGGTCACCAAAGTTTCATACTGAGTACGGTCTGCGGTAAATATCCGTATGACCCTACGCAGTTGTCCAGTATGTAACACGGTATTAACCAACAAACAAAAAAACAATGTAACCTGTGGCCATAGTTGTGCCAACACTTTTTTTCGCAGTGGGGTCAACAGCGGCCAATATCGCCAGGGCACTGACAACTATCGTACCATATGTTTCATTTATCATCCACGCGAATGTGTGGTTTGCGGTGAAACCAATGTATTAGATGTTCATCACTGGGACCACATTCACAGCAATAATGAGCCGTCCAATCTGATACCACTGTGTCCTAATCACCACAGGTATATGCACACCCGACATCGTGCGCTGATAGCTGATCAAGTCAATAGTTATCGTGAACAGTTTTTAGAAAATCAGTGTCAGGACATCCTAGACCAACCAGATTATGACTGAATATCACTGGTTAAGTGAATCTAGTGACATCGTCAGCAACGTGGCCAGTATAACTGGTCTGATATCCACCAGCATTACAGTACCCAGGGCCTGCCCAGTATTAGGCCACCAGTATTGGAGTTATCCACAATAGTGTTGCCTGAATATTGTGTGGGTAACTTTGTAATATCTAAAACATTCCGGGCGCGGTAATAGGGTGCAGCAGTGTTGCCACCAGCCTGGCGTCGAATCCGTGCCAGGGTAAGTTTGGCAGTCTGACGCTGTTGCCGAGTGGATAGACGAGCAATGCAGTTGTTGGTACGCAGCACTGACCCATTGACCACAGCAGATGCAGTCAGTGTGTCAGTTCCCACTAGATGAGTTATGCCCAGGTTCAGTGTGAACCAGCTGGCATCAATACCCACAGCAGTGGCAATGTTACTAGCCAGTGTGTTCACTGTGATGCCGTTGTCTACGGTATAACTGTTAAAAGTTGCTGAGTTTAGTATGCTCTGCACTGTGATGGTGATATTGGCCATGAATTATCCTTTGCCAGCTTCAAATTTTGATAACAAACTCATACTGTTGCCACGCAGGTCAGCTGGTGGGTTGATCCATCTGGTCTATGGTGTCCAGCAGACCCCGTATAATATCAGTTGCTCGCATCAATGTATTTATGCCAGCATCTCAATATGGCCACGGCTAAATAATCAACAGATGTATTGAGGAGTGATCCAGTATGAGTTATCCCAGAAATGTATTTTCCAATCGTGCAATGGATCGGCGAACTTTGCTGCGTGGAGTGGGAGCAGCCATGGCCATACCCTTACTGGATTCCATGTCACCAGTGATAGCTGCTCAGCCAGCTGATACACGTCCAGTGAGACTGGCGTTCTGTTATGTGCCCAATGGTATCATCCCTGGCGACTGGCTGCCCAGCACCACTGGTCAGAACTTTGACTTCCGCCCCACCATGCGCCCACTAAAAGCACATCGTGATGATATGTTGGTACTCAGCAACTTAGCTCAGCTAAATGGTCGCGCACTGGGTGACGGTGCTGGTGATCATGCGCGTGCGGGTGCCACATGGCTAACTGGAGTACATCCCAAGAAAACCGAAGGTGCAGATATTCTGGCTGGGATCTCAGCAGATCAGATTGCAGCCAGACATCACGAAAAACAAACTCAGTTCGGTTCACTGGAACTGGGCTTGGAAGAACCTTTTCTGGCTGGTGGTTGTGATTCTGGATACAGTTGTGCCTACACCAATACACTGTCCTGGCGTGGACCCACTATGCCCAATCCAGTACAGGTGAATCCTCGTGAAATCTTTGAACGGTTATTTGGTGACAGTGACACCACTGACCCCACTGCGAGACTGCATCGCATGGCACAGGACCGCAGTGTGCTGGACTTTGTTCGTGCTGATGCTTATAAATTGCGTACTGGTCTGGGAATACGTGATCAGCAAAAGCTGGAAGAATATCTGGCATCTGTGCGTGATATTGAGCGTCGTATTCAGAAAGCCGAACATCAAGCAGCCACCATAGCGATGCCCAGCATAGTTCGCCCAGTGGGCATTCCTGACAGCTTTGAAGATCACGCCAAAATCATGGCAGATCTCATGGTCATTGCCTTCCAGACCGACATGACCCGCGTCATCACTTTCATGATGGCTCGTGAAGGCAGCAACCGCAGCTACCGCGAAATAGGTATCAGCGATGGTCACCACTCAGTTACTCACCACCAGAACGATCCTGAAAAGATTGCCAAGACCCAGAAGATCAACGAGCACCACGTCAAGAGCTTCGCTTATCTGGTGCAGCGCATGAAGGAAACGCAGGACGGCGATGCCAGCTTGCTGGACCGCACATTGTTGCTATATGGCAGCAGTATCCGCGAAGGCAACGTCCACGACCACCACGATCTTCCCCTGGTGCTGGTGGGCGGCAAGGCCACTGGCATACAGGGTGGACGACATATCCGATACAAGGATGAGACTCCCATGAACAACCTGCTGATCACTATGCTGGCTAAGTCAGGTGTTGCGGTGGAATCACTGGGTGACGCCAATGGTCATATTGATCAGCTGAGCGGAGTGTGATCACATGAGCAAGCTGTCAGATCTGATTTATCGCACAGAAACTCGTGAGCTGACCCAGTGGGTGGCTGATATTCACATGGACACCACCGACGGCGAACATTATGTGCTCACGGCTGGCCCCAGGCTCAATGCTGGTCTTGCCCAGGTGGTCAGCAGCTCAGACATTGCTGAAATTTATATTACACTCAGCACGGAGTACTTGGTCACCAATCAGGGTAAAATATTACCCAGATCCCAAATTACTCAGACACAAGTGTTGAACCGTGCTGCGTTGACCAGCTGGAGTCGGCGTGTTTGGTTTAATTGGTACCCCAGTCGCTGGCGCAGAAATATTGACAAGCCCAGTGATGTTTGCTAGACTAGTAAAGTGACAGGGTGGAGGTGGGCCTATAAGCAGCCATCCTTTAAAGAGTAGATGTTGGACTGTGATCAGCGTGTTGAGTAAGCTTGCCTTGTGGCTACAACGAAACCAGTGTTAATTCACTGGTGAATACAGCAGGGTCGGATAATGTTGTGTAACCCTTAATATTGGGCCCCCTGTAACCAATCAGACCCAAGAATAATCTGGGTTGACGCGGACATAATGAATTCGCGTTCCCCTGAGGGCACTGATAACAGATCATGGAGACGACCCGGCAGAAATACAGAATTAGCATCAAGACTGCGAACCGGAGAACCTAATTTTGATTTGATCTGACGACGAATCGTAGTTCATAGATAATTCTACCAGCATCTTTAAGCGTAACAGCACACACCCTGTCACCTACAAAATGAAACACTTTATTATATCGGATACTCACTTCAACCACACGAATATCATCAGATATTGTGATCGGCCGTTCAGCTCAGTATCTGCAATGAACGAGATGCTGATATACAACTGGAATGCCACAGTGGCACCAGATGACAATGTATGGCATCTGGGAGATATGGGATTTGGTGATCTAACTGAATTTCGTCACCGGCTCAATGGCCACATACATTTGATCCAGGGCAATCATGACAACCATCGTACCTGGGGGACCTTTGAATTTGCCAGCAGACAGCCACATCAGTTACTGGACGCGGGCGGACTCAGAGTACTGTTGATTCATCATCCTATTCATCAGCCAGAGTATAAGTGTGTTGCACCCAACCTGGATTATGATGTTTGTCTGTATGGTCATATTCATCAACGAGATCCAGGCTGGACCAGTGTGGGTGATCGTTGGTACCGTAATTGCAGTGTGGAGGTCATGGATTATCGGCCACAACTGATCCAGGATGTACTGCAACCCAGACCCCTAAGTGACGACTCTGTCATTGTGATCAGCTGAATAAGTTGACCATACAGTGACGCCCAGCACAAATCCAGTGTATACTAGTGAAATGAAGACAATTACCTTACGCAGGGCGGCACAGTTACAGGGCGAACTGTCCAGAGAGAACACCGAATCAGACTTGACCGCCGTCGCAGTGATCAAAGTTAATGCAGCAGCTAATCCTGAGTCTGTGCTGACTGGCGCAGTAAAGGACTTTGAAGTCAAGTTTCAGCAAGCTCTGAATCTCATCAAGATTCAGTATGCCGTTCGTGAATCGGTGGCCAATGCCAATACCGCCACAGGCGTAGCTGGACTGCTTTCGCGGGATGCTGGGATCAAAGCACAGATGACACTGATTGCCAAGATTTTATCTCAGCGTGATGATTGTCCCAACACCGCAGAATGGGTCAGCACTTATGACATCACAGTGGAACGCATGAAGAAAGCCGACAGCTTGTATGGTCATACTGACCAGATCAATGTTAGTGTGCTTAGCACTGATGATCGTGAGCGATTGACCAAGACCATGGCTAATTTACGCCGTGAACGAAATATCATCAGTGATCAGTTGTTGGCCATTAATACCAACACCTATATCGATATCAATGACACAGATTGGACTGTGCTCCAGAATCTGGGGCTGGTCTAATACATGCCACAGGGCAAACGCTGAGTGAAGATCTTTACTTACATGGTTAATAATAACCCAGGACTAAATGGCAGCAAAACTTTTTGCAGATTGGCTGGCCAGATCTCCCTGAGTTACTTATTGTTGCTGATTGTATATTGTTGGTTGTAGATTGTTTTGATCTTTCACACGGTGTTTGCCCTGTGCGTATGTTTATTCAGTATCTGAAAATTGATCAGGTTTAGATGATTTTCGGTTGTGTAGCTCTCGCATCATCAATACTGTCTTGAGTTTCATATTGAGCCGCAGCAGATCATTATCCAACATTCTGATACGGTCAATTAATCCAATGGTAACTTTGTTGGCCGCAGTGAGTGCAGGCTCAATGTCTTCAGTAGCCCAACGCCATACATGGAAAATCATGTAGCCTACGCCCATGGCCGCAATGATAGGAAATCCATATTTGCCAACTAATTCCGAAATATCTTGAATATCCATAGTGTACCCCCGTCAATCTGATTCAGTAAAATCTAGTCTTTCCTGGCATCGGATTTTCCGTCAGAACGGGCAATACGATCCAGATCAGGTGTTACCCCCAGAGCACTGCTCATTAGGGTGTCGATTTTTATTACGTCATGGTTGATGGTTTTTACACGATTGTCCAGCGCGGTGATTAATCCGCTGAGCCCTCGAACACTGCTTTTGACTCCTGCTAGGATAAATTTTAGTGTGAGGAATACAAAATATCCAGCAGCCAAGGCGGCAGCGATGGGAAAACCCACTTCGCCGATCAGCTTGAATATTTCTTCCATTTAGATATCCTCGGTAATATTTATCTTACGACCATACTAATAATAAGCACATGTTAACCCCAGCGATAAGTATGCGTACTGCATGATCAACTTGAAATTCAGCATCATCACTCCCACCCACATTCGTAATAGTTTCTTATCTGAGCTGTATCTCAGTATACTGGCGCAGACTTATACCAATTGGCATTGGGTTATCCTCCTCAACGGTGGTGCGGTCATTGACCAAGTACCTGCTGAAATCAGAGCTGATGCCAGAACAGAGATTCACATCACCACTGACACCAACAGCAATGTGGGACACATCAAGCGAGCAGCATTTCAGCTGGGCACTGGTGATGTACTGGTGGAAATGGATCACGATGATCTGCTGACACCAGATTGCTTGGCTGAGCTGAATACGGCATTTCAGGATCCTGATGTAGGCTTTGTGTACAGTGATAATGCCAAGTATCACACTCAGGCTGAGTTTGAACCCTATGGAGCTTACTGGGGGTGGACACATCACAAACATCAGTGGCAGGACCATAGCCTGTATGTAATGGACAGCTTTGTGGCCAGCAGCCACAGTGTGGGGCAGATCTATTACGCACCAGATCATGTCAGAGCCTGGAGAACCACAGTGTATCAGCAAGTGGGTGGGCATAATCCCGAGCTCAGCGTGTGTGATGATCAGGATCTGATAATCCGCACCTACTTACAAACCAGATTTGTTTATATTCCACAAGTACTGTACATCTATCGCATCACTGGCGACAACACCTGGCTGGCTCGCAATGAACAGATACAAACACTGAGTCAAGCAATATTTCGTCAGTATGCATGGCAACTGGCTGTGAGAGATGCTGAGCTGCGTGAGCTTATGATAGTGGATCTGGGTGGTGGCATTGACGCCAAGGCTGGCTGTGTGACTATTGACACCGCAGATGCTGATATCATTGCTGATCTCAATGCTGGTATTCCACTTCCGGATAACAGTGTGGGCGTGATCAATGCCAGTCATGTGCTGGAACATCTGCGAGATCCACTGTTTAGTATGCGAGAAATTCATCGTGTACTGGCTGATGGCGGCTGGGCTTTCATTGAAGTGCCCAGCACTGATGGTCGTGGTGCGTGGCAGGATCCCACACATGTCAGCTACTGGAATCAGAACAGCTTTGGCTATTATACTCGCACAGACCGTGCCAGATATATTCGTAACACTGACATTCGTTTTCAAGAATTCAGACTGGAGACTCGGTGGTGGGAGGAAAATGTCGCGGTGGTGGATGCTTGGCTGGTGGCAGTGAAGTCGGATCAGCGTCGTCCTCACAAATTGACCATCTAGCGAGGGTGGTTGACATTATGATATCAGCGTGTTATCATAAGTATTATGATGAAGAAACCCATGTCTTTCACGATCCCAGCCACAGATCACAGTAAAGTCCGCAGCGGAGTTCGTGCCACTCGTGTGATCGATCATCAGAAAACCCGTGAATCTCTGCCACGTAAAGCTAAACACAAGAAACGTGAGGACTACTAGTTTGGACAGTCTTACTGTTGAAGTGGTATATGATATGAACAGAGTCATGCACAGCATGATTCGCAAGAATTGTGATCAAATCGAAGTCATGCGCCAGCAGATACTGGCACTGGAAAAACAAGTGGCGCAGTTGAATTCACAACTGACAGACACTGATTAGACCATTTGCTATACTGATCAAGTGAGGTATTTAATAAGATGATCGTCCGCGGATACACTATCGCAGCAGGTGCTCTCCTCATATGTGCAGACCTCAGGGGTGCAGACCTCAGGGGTGCAGACCTCAGGGGTGCAGACCTCAGGGGTGCAGACCTCAGTGGCACTGACCTCACTGGTGCAGAACTCACTGGTGCAGACCTCAGGGGTGCAGACCTCAGTGGCACTGACCTCACTGGTGCAGACCTCACTGGTGCAGAACTCAGGGGTGCAGAACTCGGTGTTGCAGACCTCAGGGGTGCAGACCTCAGGGGT